GGTTTGTAAACCCCCTATTTTCATTTTGTTAGAATTATTTTTGGTAGCGCCACTGAGAATCGAACCCAGCCTCGAGGCTTATGAGACCTCTGTGCAGACCACTGCTGTCGCTATGATTGGAGGTGTGTGTCAGAATCGAACTGACTACTTTCGTGCTATGGATTTGCAATCCATCCCCTTACCATCCGGGCCACACACCGTTAGTTGGCACCGGTGTGAAGAATCGAACTCCTTGCGGCGGGTTTTGGAGGCCCGTGGTAGCACCAGCTACCTATACGCTACACCGATATATTTGGTCTGGGTGACTGGATTTGAACCAGCGACTTCTTGCTTCCAAGGCAAGCACTCTACGCAGACTGAGCTACACCCAGATGATAATTGGATGCCCCACGAGGATTCGAACCGCGCTCTTCTGATTCAAAGTCAGATATCCTACCGCTAGACGATGGGGCAACATTCTATTTTCAGCTGCACTGTAAGGCCTTACGAATGCATGTGAAAATAGAATTTCTTCTATTTCCAGTCCATCATCGCTTACGCTAGGACAAAAGCTAAATTTTCAATGAGCTAAGAAAGATTGATGCTATCGCTTCGTTTCTTGTTATTCGTATAGTGTAAGGCATCTACGATCGTTTGTAAACCCCCTATTTCATTTTCCCATAAAAAAACCCTCTAAGCCGAAGCTAGAGGGTTTGGAACTCGTTAAGACTAACTTGATAGTTAACTGTTACACAAACCCTTCACTGCATGAATAATCCAGCGACCGAGAAACTCGGTTTTCTGTTCTGTTGGATTATATGATACCATACAGGGTTGCATTACTTGATTCCTTTGTTACACTATTATATATACGTGTTATGACAATAAAAACTATATCGTATGAAAAATATTTTGTAAATCCCCTATTTCATAAATAATTTCATGCGTTATCTGTTATTCATATTTCTGTTAGGCGGATGTGTCTATAGTCCAAATAACTCGGTTAACCTATACGCACCAAAAGTAATGGTAGTTGCTGAATCTATGGTTGGCTTGAATGAGCAAGATCATAGAAGGGAACTCAGATATTTTCTTGGTGTAGATCCGGTTAGATATGAATGGTGCGCAGCTTTCGTAAATAGTATACTGAATCTGCATAGCATACCGGGATCAGAATCTGTATCGCAACATCCTCTTCTCGCGCGAGGTTTCTTAGACTGGGGAACACCAGTAGAAACACCTATGAAGGGTGATATAGTAATCTTCCCAAGAGGTAATCAAGGATGGCAAGGACACGTAGGATTCTACGTGGAGACCGAAATCATTGATGGTGAAGAGCACTGGATTATACTTGGCGGTAACCAAGACAGTACTGTCTCGTACAAACCTTATCTGGCTAGAAGAGCTTTAGGTATTAGAAGATACGAATAATTATCTTCTAATATCGTCGTTATCAATCGATCCACTGTTTGGCATAAAGATCGTATCAGACTGCGACTGAACATTATTAACAGTACTCTGATTGATTCCTGGTGACGTTCTAGCTGTATCTTGAAGAGCTGTAAGGGCTCTATTTGCTTCATCACGTTCTTCTTGAGCTGCTATTAGTGCACCTTTAGTTCTGGCAACAGTAAGACCAGAAAGAGCCCCATTACTATTTTCTGCAGCTGCTAGTTGTGCTTCTAGTTCAGCAATCTTAGAACTTTCATCTTTCATAGTTTTTAAGAGCTCTTGTGATCTTTGATCGTACTCTGCTTGGGTCTGGGGAAGGTAATCCGAAAGACCTAAAAACCAAGCTACATCAGGATCAAGCTTACTAGCGAGGCTACGTTTAATATCATCCACTGAAGGAATCAGACCGTAGATCCAGGATACAAAATTACTAATCTTTTGTAAGAATGTAGTTTCCTCACCTTCAGTGCTTACACCGAATGCTTCTAGAACACTATCTAATATAGAGTTTATAGGTGATAGAGCAGTATTGACTAGCCATCCCAAGATACCAAGTGTATTTTCACCAGCGCCTTTGAGAGAGAACCAGTTGTTCCACCACTCATCAAACATCTTCTGAGTTGCTGCTTGCTGTTCTTCAGTGCCGGACAAACCGAAATACTGGCCAATGTTATCAAACACGGTACCTAAGGTATCAAATTGCGTCATTATTAGATTTTTTAGCATTTCGTTAAAGTCTAGATTCTGTATTCCTGATAGAAGCTTTGTAACTATATTCTTAGACTCATTAAACTTCCAGGTCCCATCTGGATTTGTAGTAATCCAATCATCTGGTACTACCCACGAGATTAACCATAGTGGAATATCTTTGAATAAATTGGCCATTTCGCCAAAGAATGATCCAGCAAAGCCGCCAATAAACCCACCAGCCCCACCACCAATATATTTGTTAAAGAACCCTTCACGATCTTCCATTTCAGCACTTGCAACCCTCAGGCCGTCAAATGATGAAAGTATAATAGCAAGGGGTCTTAGAAATTTTAATATACCAGTAAGCCATTTATTATTCTTGAGAATTCCAAATGCTTGACCGATAGCACCTTCAGCAGTAAAAAGTTTAGTTACTGATTCGGGAATAGTAATTGATTTAAATAAACTGGATATCCTAGTTAAGAAACCACTAGACTCTCTAGCAACACGATTCACTTCGTCAAATTTTACAAATTTACCAGTTAGAAGATTTTGCCATCTTAAAGATTTTGGATCGAATTTATATCGATCCTTTAAGACCTTTTCCATTTTTGAAAAATTCTTAGTAATATCATCAAATGGATTCGCTTTAAGTAATCTTTCAAATGGGTATAATGGGATTCGGATTAATGCCTTTTGAAGCTTTGTTAAATTTGTGGTAAAGTTTTTAAGATTTTTAAGTGATGGTCCAAAGCCTTCTGTAGCAGCTGCAAGAGCAATAGTAGCAGCACCTAGATTCCCGGCAATACCAGCTAATGTTCCAAGCATACTACCAGGACCTAATAGGTCTAAAATACTTCCGGAACTAGAAGGAGAGGCTGCAGCTCCTGCCGCTGCGGGAGCAGTAACTCTTTTTCTGGCTTCAAACTCTGATTCTTTATCACGTAATCTCTGGGCTTCCATTTGCTCTAGAAGAGCACGAATAGTACCAGACAATTCCTCAACAGCAACAGTTGTGTCCTGTTGTTCTCTTAGCTGTTTCTCATTATCTGTTCTTAATCTAGCGATTACATCATTCAGAGTTGCTTCAGCCATGTTTTAAATCCCTTTGCCTCTGCTTTGCGGCATCTGTTTCTTCTTGTATATGTTGCAATAACAAAGTCAAATAGATTTCTCTTTCCCACGGTATCAGCATTTCAATTTCAGTTAACGAATAATGATGGTGCTGCATTAACTGAAAATTTACCTTATAGTAATTGATTAAATTTTCATGAGAAAGAGCTATTAAAAAAAATCAGTCATACCTTCCAGTTTTACGTGATTATGTTCTTTACATGATACACAATCGAAATGAACATCTTTATTCAATCTAGGCATCTTCGATACAAAGTCACCAAGCATATCCAATTGCTCTTTTGTCATGGACTCAACGAATTCTTCAAGCTCTTTATCGGTCACATCTTTCGCTAAGATTCTTTCATTCTCAGTTACGATAGCTTCAATTGATTTCTCGATAATAGAAAATAGGTTCTTAGTCAGTTTATTGCCGGTTGAACCAATCTTTATGATATCTTCATACGTTGGCCATTTCATTTCAATAGCAATCTCGGGTGTAACCTGAATCGTTTTATTGACTGTCGGAACTTCAATCTCCATTGCAGAGATATCGATAGTAACATCATTCTGCGTATTACAGGAAGTGCACTTAATACCTACAGTAGAAGTTTCACCAACAGACTTCGAACGAATCTTAAGAAACATATATTCAACATCAAACATTGCAAGCTTCTTACGATCAATATCATCGTCCACGCACGCGACAATCGTATCGACAATCGAATTCATCATAGCCTGGTTATCTTGTGATTCCATAGCCATTAGCATTACCTTTTCTTCTTTCACGAGATAAGGTCTGTATCTGACCTTTTTATTCATAGAAGGAATTATAAGATCATACTTTGGATTGTCATTCAGTTTAGGTAGAGCCATTTAAATCATCCTTATAGATTTGTTAGCAAAGAACCTATGCCAGTTGTTATAAAATCGGCTGTAGGGTTCGCTTCTTTATTTTGTGCAGTATATTTAGTGTAAGAGAAAGTAACTTGGAATTCGAGCACGCCATCAATTGCATTTCCAAGTTCAATACCGGTCATAGTTGTAGGGAATACGTTCTCAAGAATAACTTCATAGACTACTTGGTCATTTGTAATATAGTTTAGATCGAGTTGACCTCTTGCAAGATCGAACGGACCGAATTTCGGAAGTCTATTTTGAATCTCTGAGGGGAGTAGTGGCAGACCAAGTGGTGTGGAATAGATCGGTAGACCAATACCCTTTCTTAGTTGCTGAATCTTTACCTGACCTGCAATATACTCGTTCTTATAACCAATCTCGTACGTGTTCGGATCAACAACATAGCCCATCCACGTTTCAAAATACTTTCGAATACCATAATCATTTAATAGTAGGAAGCTCATAGAGACATCTTCGTACGCGCGACGATATCCTACTTTTTCAGTCTTGATACCAATCTCTTTATCATAAGTTAGGATTTGTTGGCCTGGAATATTCACGCGAGTACAAAGAAGGTTTACTTCTTCTGCCGATGCACCGGGCAAAGACGGGAATTCTACACGAAATACATTAGCCTCAGATACTCCACCTTTACGTGAAATGAGAGATTTCATTTGGTCGATGCTGTAAGCCATTATGATATCTTTCTTCTAGAGTCTTTCCACACAGTAGAAGCTCTTGCCTTTTGGAAGTCTGCAACTGGTAGGAACGTAGCGATTTCCCACTCAGGAGCTTCGACTAAAGCGAATCTGCTTCTAACGTGATCGGTTAAGTAATGTTTGATACAAGGTTCGAAGTACTTCAGTTTGGTTGCACGTTCGAGTAGATTGTACGTTAAATTGAATTTAGTGGTCTCGTCAAACCTGTCATTGTTGGTATTTTCTAACAAAGCGTCTAAGAATTTAGCTCTTAATACTGGAGGAAGATAGTGGAGATTTAATCCTAGGAATCCCCCTTCAGCTGGCTTTAGAACAATCACTAACGGGAACGAGTCATAATATGGCAACGTGTCTTTATGCTTTGGCTGATAGAAAAACATAAACATAGAACCAATAATAGTTCTATTCTTTAGGGTAATAGGGGTTTCCTTCATCAACACGTTTCTGTTGATGTTTCTAAGGTCCTTCGTCTTGTTCATAAACCATTCTCTTGACTGCGCAGTCCTTGGGGTAATACCCTTACGGAAAGCTTCAATCTCAAGTGTTTGAAATAGATTGCTCAATACATTCTTCCTTGCATAGCATAGATCTATTTATGTCTTATTTCTTGATCTTCTTTATGGGTTTTAATGGTTTGAATGCTTTGGGAAGTATGTTTAGCTTCTCTAAAGTCTTTTCAGTCCAGACCTGGAACTCCCAACCACGATCTTTAGCAAACTCATGTGCTGCTAACCACTTATTCATATTCTTAACATAGGTTAAAGATTCGTTAATATATCTTTTACTTTTGTCAGGCCTTTTTGGTGGCGCAGTTTCTTTCTCAGGTTTTACTTCCACCAAGATAGTCTGACCATTATTAAATGTGATCTTTAGATCAATAAAATATCTGTGGTACTTTTTATCGACATCATAGAAGTAAGGAACCACAATCTCTTCTGAAGACCATTCCTTTATCTCGCTATTATTCTCACACCAGGCAAAACACTGGCGTTCCCACATCGATCGATATACGACATTTGTGTAATCACCCTTATACTTCGCAGGGTTTTTAACTTTATATTTTCCGGAATACGTCTTCATTTTTCATATAAATAGTTTAAATCTATTTTATTTATAGGATAAAAATGGCACCTCTACCAAATAAAACCTGGAGGTTTCCTTTAGAGAGATCTGATGACTATAAGGGAACTATCACATTCAGGCCTGTAAAATATACTCCTCCTGAAATTTCATCATCATTTGCAAACGTGTTTACTCGTAAAGGCGATGGATTTTTAAGTCAATTAGCAAACGGTGAAGGTGTTCTGGCTTCTGGATTTTTGGAAGGATTTAACAGCTCAGGGACTTCTGATAATAGGGATAGACAAGCTTCTCCTAGCTTAAATGAACCGAATGTTATAGAAGAAGATCCGGTGAAAGCCGCTTCCATTGTAGTAGATCGATCACGTGGTGTTATTCTATATCTTCCTACAAATATCAACGTAACTGACCAGATTAACTATGAACAACCTTCTTTAGGAGCTGTTGGTGCAATTGGACTTGCTGGAGCACAACAAGGTTCTGGCATTATGAAGTCTCTTGCTCAAGGTGTCGGTCAAGCCACTGGAAGTATGATTGATCTAATGAAGGGTAACGTTGCAAATCAACAAGGTGCTAGACTTGCAGCAGTTAGACTTTCTGAAGCTGGTGGAGACACGGTTAATACAGTAGTAAGAGCTGGGCTTTCTACTACTATTAATCCAAATACGATTAACCTATTTAAATCTGTGACATTAAGAGAATTTCAATTTACTTTTAAACTGATTGCTAGTTCAGCAAAAGAGGCAGAAGAGATTGATGGGATCGTAAAATTCTTTCGATCAACTATGTATCCAGACACCATTAACTTCGATCCCAATGGATTAAATGTTCCTATTGGTTATGAATTCCCTGATAAGTTCCAGATTGAAATGAGATACGGTGGTCAACAAGTTGGGGTTAAAATCCTGAATAGCGTTCTTAGATCTGTTCAGGTCATTATGAATCCACAGTCTATGAGTTGGCATAAAGATGGTAAACCGTCAGAGATAGATTTGCTTCTTAGCTTCGGTGAAGAAAGAACTCTTAACCGTAACGATATTCTACAGGGTTACTAATATGTTCTTTACGAATTTCCCGACCACAACCTATAATTTTGGAACTGAGGTTTCAGTCACTGCATTTCAGAATCTTTCTGCATATGTCGATATAATTGATCAAGTGAAAGACAATCTAAACTTTTATGAATACTATATCATCCAAGATGGTGATAGACCTGATACTATATCCCAAGATTATTACCGCACACCAAGATACTATTGGACTTTGTATCTTCTAAATGATACTATCCGTCAGCAAGGCTGGCCGCTAACAGTTCAAGAGATCCGAGCAAAAGCACAAGTAGATTATCCGCATAAGGTTATAACTACAAATGATGTATCAGATCTTTTCACTCACTTCCAAGTTGGTGATACGGTATCTGGTTTAACTTCTGGTGCAACTGCTCAAGTAGTAAAACGAGAATTAGATTTAGGACAGATATTCGTTAAGATGAATGGTGCTTTATCATTCGTATCAGGTGAAACACTTCGTGATAATACAGATCCCAGTTTTCCAGAATCTATTACTATTGCATCGGTTTCTGATGAATATAATACTGTACATCATTATGAAGATGCCAACGGTGTTCCAACTGATATCAATCCTTACTCTGCACCTCCAGGTATTCTAAATTCTATAACATATCTCGATCGTTATATTCAGGCGAATGACAATCTAAGAAGAATTAAAGTGATTAAACCTGGCGCTATAGAACAAATTGTTAAAGCCTATAACGAATCATTGAGAACTGCATAATGGCGCAAGGCAAAAAAGGTAAACCTGAATCTCCGTTCGATTACATACTAGAGAAAGCTGTAGTAAGCTCATCTGCTTTCGTGGGCGGTAAGACTATAGATCTAAAAAATATCATCACCGATATTGAGATTTACGAACACTTAGATAAACCTTATTTAACTGGTAACATTGTATTCGTGGATGAATATAGCATCTATAATGCTGTCGACTTTTCCGGTGCAGAGAAAATATCATTACAGTTTTCATTACCTGGCACTGATATGATTCCGGTTGCGAAAGACTTTATCATTGAAAAGACCGTAAAGAATATTCGTAGCAATGATAGATCAGCAACTGTTCTATTCCATATTGTGGAAGAACACGCTTTCAATTCGTCTCTGATTAACGTGAATAAATCTTACACAGGTAAGCCAGTAGAAATAATTCAAAAGATTGTGAAAGATAATCTAAAAAAGAACTTCTCTGGTCCAGTTAAGCCAGACAATCAGAATCCAATTCGAGTTATCATTCCTAACCTTACCCCTCTTGAAGCTGCTAAGTGGATAAGAGATAGAGCATCATCGATTGATGGCGTTCCATATTTCTTCTTCTCTACTTTAGCTAATCAAAACCTTCACATCATTGGTTTGGATGAAATGCTTACTACAGCATCAGATCCTAAACCGTACGTATATTCACAAATCTCTACATCGTTTGCATCATCGACTGGTATTGACGATCAGGCATATCTTATCCAAAATTATGTTTCGAAATCAAATGATGAGATTATATCTCTTGTTAAAAAGGGATTAGTCGGAGCTAGATATTTCTTCTATGATCCATTAACTGGAATACCGATCGATAATACCCATACAGATTTTAATCTAGATAAGATGTTAAAAGATTTAGTTAACAAAGATATTATAGGTAAAACACAGAATAAGATTGCATTCAGTAGCGGTTATGAATTAGATGGTACACCGTTTGCAGAATTAAAATCCAAGGTCATAACAAATCTCGTAACAACGAATACCTATTCAGGTGCTGATCTTGGTAACTATTCGCAAGCCTCTACTCTTGCGGACCACAGATTAAAGATTGTATCTGAAGCACTTCGTAGCATATTAACTCGCAATGCAATTGAAGTGGCTTTACCTGGAAGAAACTTCCTGTTCGGTCAATACAGTAATACAATTGGTAACCAAATCTCACTCCGATTTTTAGATACAGCTACAACAAAAGCTACACCATCAAATGAAGAATTCGATAGAAAGAAATCAGGCGATTATCTAATGTATGCAGTAAAGCATCAGTTTAAAAAAGAAAGATATGACGTGATTGCAAGTTGTGTTAAGCTTGCTGATATTCCTGGGGAGACCGAAGTATCATGAGTTTTTATGGAGATAATATCAACAGATTCTTTTTTGGAACTGTGGTCAATAATAATGACGCAGATCTGTTTCTAGGAAGAGTCCAAATAAGAGTGTACGGTCTTCATGGGGAGGAGATTCCGAATTACGACTTACCTTGGGCACAGACAATGCTACCGTCTACAGAACCAGGAATGGGTGGTGTCGGATCTGCCCCTATGATTTCAAATGGTGCACAGGTCTTCGGAGTATTCTTAGATGGAACCGATTCACAGATCCCGTTGGTACTAGGTAGCATTCCTAAGGTAATGGTTCCAACATCAGATCAGGCTAATGCTTATACTGGTGCAAGGCCATCAGGTGGAGGTGGTGGAGCCGATGCGGGTCAAAGCGCTGCAATATATAAAGGTTCAGCTACTGCAATTGCTCCTGGATCATTAGAAGGTTCTACGAATGCAGAAAAGGTATATCGATTCCTTATTAATAACGGATTTACCCCGGAACAAGCTTGTGGAATTGTTGGTAATTTTGCAGCAGAATCGACAGCGAATATCGATCCAAATGCAAATAATCCGAACGATAAGGGTAAACAGTCTTTCGGTATTGCTCAGTGGCGAGATACGCGATTAAATGATTTAAGAAACTATGCTTCTTCTACAGGTCAGGACTATACTACATTAGAATGTCAATTAGGGTTCTTTATGTACGAACTACAGACCTCCGAAAAAAAAGCTGCTACTAAATTAAAGGCTTCTCGTACTGCAGCCGAAGCAGCTGCTAACTTCGATCAACATTATGAAAGAAGTGATGGGACACATAGACAAAAAAGAATATCGTATGCAGAAGATGCATATAGGAGATTTGTATCATGATTGAAGTACCTAAGGTTACACTCAATAATCTAAATCAACAGTTAACCAATCTTACTAAGAGAGTAAATGCTGATCAGATTGTAAAAGCCGGGTCTGAAGCTATTTCGAGTTATCAATCCGTTACCTCTACTAAGATTGGGGTAAACGTAAATGAAACAGTTGGTGGCTGGCAAGGCCTAACCCAAGAGGTTGATAATACAGGTGACGGAACTAGTTCTGTAGCGAATAAAGGCTTAGCGTTATTAACTGATCAACCTCCTGGCGTGACTAATCTAATAACTCCTTTATCAGGTGGTACTCAGAACTCTATAAAATCTATTACCGGATTAGATGCAGAAATTGATGCAGGATTAAACACATTTGTTCACGCCTTACCTACTCCTGAAGCTGTAGCGGATTCTTTAGCAACAGTCTCAAATTTACCATATGATAAACTACGTACTGCAATTGAAGCTGTATCTCCGGATGGGGTGAAAGACACTGCAGCACAAAATACAATAACCCAATTATCGAAAAAGACAAATGGTGTTCCTTCTGGCATTGCACAGCAGTTTAATAATATCACAAATATTGTAAATCAAAGCTTAAAGTCATTTTTAGATCAAGGCTTTAATCAGGTTATTAAAGATATAATTCAAGCAAATACGAATCCGATGAAATACGTATTCGGTAGACTTACACGTAGAGAACAACCATTACCTCTTGCATTACAAAAAAGAGCAATATCTCTAGTTGATGCAAAACAATTTAAAGAGGCCGCAGTTCTTATAAAACCATATTCTGATTTAAGTTTAGAAGAATTAGAAGAAGAACTTTCAAAGGTTGATACTTCAGCATCTGCACTAGTAAATAAATTTAATCCGGAATTAGACGCATTTGGGGTTTCTTCTTCACCTATATTTTCTATTGGTAATTTAGATTCTCTGTGGAAAGGGGCTGATACCGTTCCGACACCCATCTCCCCTTACTCTACCCCTGTCCCGGATATTCCTGCTTCAGTTAATTCCGGTGGTGGTGGATACGCATTCACATTCGTTACTTCAATGGAAGAACTTGAAGCTGAGTTAAGATCAGCAACAAGAGAGATTACTGAAACAGTAATTCACTGGTCTGCAAATTTTATAGATCAGCCTCATGTAGGTTCAGAACAAATCCACGAAGTTCATAAGCAAAGAGGATTTAGTGGTTGCGGTTATCACTACATTATTCGTAGGGACGGAAGAATCCAAAGAGGTAGACCCATTAACCAACAAGGTGCACACGCACTTGATTACGGCCATAACAAATATAGCATTGGTATATCACATATTGCAGGTTATAATTGCGTATCCGGAACATCTAATCCAGATAGGTATATCTCTGCAGAATCTATTTCAGATCCACAATGGGCTGCTCAAAAAGCTTTCTTAGAAGTATTCTATAGGGTATTCCCATCTGGACAAGTGTTAGGCCACTATCAGTGTAGTGACCTTGGTAAGGTTGATCCTGGATTTGACGTTGATGATTATATCCTAAATACTTTCGGCAAAAGAAACGTTGTTCAATTCAATAATAATTACGGTCCGTTTAGTAGAGCAGAACTTGCTTCTACAATTGGCGCAGTGTCATAAGGTTGTATAATGACTACAGTAAATGACGATCTAAACGATAGAATAAGCACTCTCGGTCCAGTTGTAATAGAACAAGGACGGGACAAGAGTTTAACTGGTGATGCAACTGGTGTCTATCCAAAGTTTCCCGATTGGTGGGGGTCAAGCTTACCGAAAACATCCTATGGTGCGGAAGTAACTTCTCTTACTTTAGGTGGTGGTATAAACGGAACTGATATATCATCCAATACACCATCCCCATCAATGAACACCAGAAACCGTGCTATTAAAACAGCAAGTGGTCATACATTTGAGATGGATGATACACCGGGTAACGAAAGAATTATCCTCAGTCATAACAGTGGTAATGGTATTGAATTAAAGTCAGATGGCAGCATGACAATTGCAGCTGCTGGACAGACGATTCAAATCTCAAAAGACCAAAAGATTATCATTGAAGGTAACGCTACAATCATATATGGTGGAAACGTCGATATGGAAGTAGCTGGAGATTTCAATCTGAAAGTTGCTGGTAATTATAATCTAGACGTTGGTGAAAATAAATCTGAATCGGTTACAGGTTCATGGAGAACAACTACAGAAGCAAACGTAGGTCATATCGTAAAAGGCAATCACTCAAGCACTACGCTAGGTACTTCTACATCGACAACACTCGGTGACAATAACGTAGTCACGAAAGGTGCATCCAGAATTACATCTGAAGGTGATATGCGTCTTTCATCTGGAGCAAGCAGTTACATCAGCTCGAAGTCAAAGATGTTCCAGAGCTCAAATAATATGAACATTGCAGCTGCAGATCTATCTGTATTCGGTGCTACTGGTACAATCGGTGGGGAAGGTGTTATTGCTTACGTAAAGAATGTATTCGGTACATCTGGCACATTCACGGCAGGCGTTACAGCTCCTACGTTCCATGGTGCATTAAATGGTAATGCGAATACAGCAACACAAGCTGGTAGAGCCGGAACTGCTGGAAGCCTTGGTGCAAGTGGTAGTGCTGGAACCGTAGTTAACACTGCAACGGATACTACAGAAACTGCGAAACCTGATGCCGCAACACTTAATCAATATCTTAACCAGACTTCACTTGGTGCTGTGGATGTAAAGGTTGATATTGGTGATCATATGCTTAGAGCTATAAACAGATCGTCAGCAACTTCTGGTATTTCAACAAAAGATTTAAAGACAACTGAAGTTAGAGCTTTCATGAGAAGCGAAAGTGTTCGTAACGATCCACTATTTGTACAGAATGCTGTATCAAATGGTACACTATCACCTACATATTCTCAGAATACCCCTATGCCAGTATCCAGGGTAAATAGTTCGAATCAAGAACCATTTAGAGGTGCAACTGATTTAGGTTCAAGAGGACCTGCAAGAGATACGAAATTCCAAGCACCGGACATTAGATCTTATAACTTTGTTCCAGATTCTAAGATTTCAAATAGTGATAATATTACTCTAGGCACACAGATTATTAAATCGATTCCTCTTTCTACATTCACTGGTGGTAAAGGAGCAATTGGAAGACTATCAGAAATCCCAGTTGCTTCAAGAGCGCAGATTGCTAGAAATCTACAACCTCATGCCGAACTCGTAAAAAGGATCAGATCCAATAGGGATTCTGCTTTTAAAGATAACCGTTTGGTTGTAATCGAAGGTGTTTATAAACCAAGAGATATAGAATTAAGTAGCAGCGACTGGAGCACTTCCGTTAATAGATATAAGTCCGAAGGTAGAGCAATCGTATATGAGCTTCATAATGCACAGGGTAAATCAGATCTAGAAAAAACATATGATCTAGCAGTGCATTTAAAGACAGTTGGATCATTCCAAAAACTGATTCTAGATTATGATACGTATAACCCTGATGGCTCATTGAATGCACAACTCATTGTTATAACACCTGCTCTCGGTGAATCCTATACTGTTACCGATGGTAATTGGGGTAAAGAAGTCGTTACTCTATACAATAATACTTCTCTATCGAATTCTGATCTTATTGAAATGAAGCCGGAATAATCTCGTATAAATAACAGGGACAAGGTATATTATAATCCCCATATAAGTACTATATTATTATACCGAGATTTTTAATTTTGTAAACCCCCTATTTCGAAAAAAGAAGAAAATGGTAACAAGAGCTTTTGCAGTCGAAGATGGTAATTTAGGTACGCGATCGCTCGTGACCACGCGTACGCGACTCTATAGCGATATTGATCTTACCTTTTCGAAGAAGCCTTCTGGGGAAATCTATAAGAAGACTGATGCAGCTGCAGTGAAGCAAGCAGTTAAGAATTTACTGCTTACTAATAAATATGAGAAACCATTCCAACCTAGTTTCGGCGGGGACTTGAATAATCTTTTATTCGAATTAGTTGACAATGATACTGTATACGAATTAGATGCTGCAGTAAGAGAAACAGTTGCAAGATACGAGCCGAGAGCTTTAATCAGAACTGTTAAAACGAATCTTCAGCCAGATGCAAACAATATAGACGTGACAATTACTTTTCAGGTTGTGAATACTGAAGAATTGATAACACTAGGTACAACCATAACGAGGTTAAGATAATATGGTTACGAACATCCAGTCAACCCAACTTGACTTCGCAAATATTAAGAGCAGCTTAAAGACCTATCTTGCTCAGCAGCCTGAGTTTGCGGACTACAACTTCGAAGCTTCTGGCTTATCTAACATTCTTGACGTGTTAGCATATAACACCCACTTTAATGGTCTAGTAGCAAACTTTGCACTGAATGAAGCGTTCCTGAATACTGCACAACTCCGATCATCAATTGTTTCCCATGCTGAAGCACTAGGTTATAACCCTAGATCTGTCACATCCCCTACTGCTTACCTAAGTGTATCAGTTACTATTACTTCTGCAGGTAGACCGAGTGTAGTTACCCTACCGAAGTATACAAGATTTAATACTTCTGTTGATGATATCAGTTATTCATTCTATACCTTGGAAGACTATACTGCAACAGATAACGGTTCTGGTTATTATCAGTTTGTTGATGAGAATGGTGTTCCTCTTATTCCTGTAGTTGAAGGTACTTTAAAGACTAAAACCTTCTACGTAGGAAGTTCCACAGATAGACAGATCTATGTTATACCTGACGTAACTATGGACACTAGCACTGTCGCAGTGAACGTATACACGTCGCCTACATCATCCGACTATATTGCCTATACATCACTGTACGAAGTTATCACAATTGATGCTACATCTCGTGTGTATCAGTTAAGAGAAACCCCAAATGGATATTATGAACTTACCTTCAGTGACGGTATTACAATTGGTGCGGCTCCTATTGCAGGTAATAAGATTGTAGTAAGTTATCTTTCTTCGAATGGCGCATCTTCAAATGGTGGTTCAAGCTTTACTGCTGCTGGAACTCTTAGTGTCAATTCCGTAAATTATGCTATATCATCAGTAACCATTAATGCTGCAGCTGGTGGTACCGGAAAAGAAAGCATTGAATCTATCCGAGTGAATGCTCCAGTTAAATTTGCTGCACAGCAAAGACTTGTTACTGCAGAGGATTATAAATCCCTTATCCTTACAAACTTCCCACAAGTCGAAGATTGTGTTGCATGGGGCGGAGAAGAAAACCTTCCGAATCGTGAATATGGTAAGGTCTTTGTAAGTTTAAAATTCTCAGACATTTACCCTGAATCTGCAAAAGCTATTATTAAGAATGCTATCCAGACCAACTTAATCAAACCGCTATCAGTTATGTCAATCAGTACAGAGTTTGTTGATCCGATTCAAACATATCTAGAATGCTCTACCTTCTTTTCATTTAACCCGAATAAAACAAATACTACACTGAAAACTACCGAGACGAATGTAACAACAACTATTCTAAACTACTTTACAAATAATCTAAATGTATTCGGTGAATCTTTTAGAAGATCGAATGTCTTAACTGAGGTTGATAATCTATCTGAGGCAGTACTAAACTCAAGAATGGATGTAAAGATCCAGCAAAGATTTACCCCAAGTTTTAATACCTCATCTTCTTATACACTTGTATTCCCTGTTGCTCTATCAGCACCAGATGATGTAAACTATATTATAACTTCAAATCAGTTTACTTACAATAATAAAATTTGTATTATAAGAAATAAATTAAATGACACAGTATTACAAGTTGTCGATACAGATGGTAACGTTCAGGTAAATAATGTTGGTACATATAATCCTAATAACGGAATGGTCCAACTAGTAGGATTTTCTTTAAGTTCAATCATTGGTGGAATTAGTTATATCCGAATCTCTGCAGTTCCTGCGAACCAAAGTACTATTACACCATTAAGAAATTACGTTTTAAATATTGATAACTCTAGATCTTTTGCATCCGGTAGTTTAGATTATGGTAAAACCCAAGTAGCTCTATAATGATACAAACAACTTTAGACCTTAACCGTAGAGATATAAATCTTTCACAGAGTAAAGTGAAAGAAGTATTACCTTCATATTTTACTACCGATTATCCTAATCTGGTTAAGTTTCTAGAATACTATTATGACTGGATGGACTCTGACGAAACCTATGGCTTCGATAGAGATATAACTGATCTTTATAAAATAAGAGATTTAGGCTCGACAGATTTAGCCCTGTTGAATAGAATCTTCTACGAGATTGGTGACGGATCTGTAAACGCAGATTACTTCCTGAATCCAAGACTTGCTGGTAACCTTCTTGCAAATTTCTATAGAATTAAAGGTACACTTTATTCAGCTGAAGGTTTCTTTCGAGCATTCTATGGTGAACAGCCACAGATTGTTTATCCTAAAAATAATCTGTTTACAGTTGGAGATTCTAGAATTGGTCCAGAATCTTTAAAGTATATTCAGAACGGTGCTCTTTACCAAGTTCTTTCCATATTGGTTCGTTCAGGAACTCCGATCACCAAATGGAGAGATTTGTATAAGACGTTTGTTCACCCTGCTGGATTTTATCTAGGTGGCGAAGTTACAATTGAATCTCTGGCAAATCTGAATCTATCAATTATGCCAAATGTGATTCTAGATAGTGCCTCTGGTGTATTCTCGTTCGAAGCATTCAGTAATATAACACCAATTGCTGTAACCTCTATTACTCTCGTTGCACCTGATGGCGGCGATGCGGATTCTGCAGCAGAAATACTGGTTCCTGATACTGTCCGAATGTATCAGACTCTTACTATTCAACAACTAAATAGAAGCTATAATGACATTGAAGATTGGTTAAGCCCGAACTCACCAACCTTCGATGCTGATAGCAATGGCTCAATTAAGGTAATTAAGTTCTCCAGTGGAATCGAAACTATGGATGAAAGTAGATTCGAATAAACTATATTCTCCTTAAATTATACCTATTAAAACATTATAAATAACATTAATCTGATTCGTTAAAGGATTTAATCGAATGACTAGGCAAAATATTGGCATCGGTACTACAGCCAATGATGGAACGGGGGATACGCTTCGCTCTGCTGGTGAAAAAATTAACGAAAATTTTGTGGAGCTTTATATAAAGCTTGGCGGTGATAGCAACTCACTTTCCACCGGGGTTGCCTTTACCGCTGGATCCATTATTTTCGAAGGTTCTACCGCAGACAGTTTTGAGACAACCCTTATTCCAGTTAACCCTACAGCTGATAGAACTGTTTATATTCCAAATCATAGTGGAACACTTCTACTTGATTCAGCAAGTCAAACGTTAACGAATAAAACTCTTACTTCGCCTATATTGACTGGTCCACAGATTAATGATACCTCATCAACTCATCGTTATATTATAGTTCCCGCAGAGTTAGTAGCGAATAGAAATATTAGACTTCCTCTTTTAACAGATAGTGATACGTTAACTTTTAATAGCCATGTATCTACATTAACAAATAAAACTCTTACTTCACCAATATTAACTACACCAAGAGTTACTACAGCAATTAATGATGTAAACGGTGCGGAGTCCATTCGAATTACCGCAACCTCGTCTGCAGTAAATGATGTGAATATTACAAATGCTATCACCGGTAATAAACCTTCTATTACGGCAACCGGTGACGATACCAATATCACTTTACAATTAGCTGGTAAAGGTACTGGTTCTGTTGAGATTGGTAAGGTAGCATATACTTCTTCAACAATTACCTCGGCTGGTGCAGCATCAACTTCGGCTTCATATATAATCTGTAACAGTGGTTCAGCTCTTGCAATTTCATTAGCTAATGGAACAGTAGTTGGTGAATCTAAAATATTTACAAACATGGGTGCTGGTATAGCGACCGTAACACCTGCATCTTTTGCGCAAGGAACTACTTTTGCATTGGATCAGAACGATGCTGCTACGGTAATTTGGGATGGTACTAAATGGTATATCACCGGACATTACGGCGCTACGATAGCTTAATAGGGAAATAAAATGACAGGTATTATCACTGACAGTTTAAAAAGAGTTCTTCTTGACAATCTTGTCACAGAAATCCAAACTGCTGGAAGTTCTTATTATATTGGCATCGGCAACTCGATTGACTGGGACAGTTCAGACACTGCTCCTACCCCTGTCAATAGTCTCCGTGAAGAGCGTAATCTCCGTTTAAGTCTTCAATCGATTAAATCAGCAGAAAACGTTTCATACGTAGTTCCTAGAAATAACTGGGTCGCTGGTACATTATATAGCGGATGGGATGATAACGTTTCAGGACATCCTACAACACCTTACTTTATTATCACCGATGATAACGGGGTTTACCTATGCTTAAAGGCAGGTAGAGATGCTACTGGAACAATCGTTGCATCTGTCGTAAAACCGACCGGATCTTCTACCTCCTCATTCGTTACTACTGACGGATATATGTGGAAGTTCTTATACACACTTACAGCAGGCGATGCGAATAAGTATCTTTCTGCAAACTATATGCCAGTTAAATATATTCTTTCAACCGACAGTTCTTCTCCTGCAGCAGACGTTGAACAATTTGGAGTTCAGAATGCTGCTGTCGACGGTCAAATTGGAAGTATAAGAATTGTTTCGGGGGGATCCGGTTATTCGGTTGCACCTACTGTAACTATTTCTGGTGACGGTGATAGCTGCACAGCAAAGGCAATTATATCAGGTGGAACTATTGTAGATATTAAACTTGATTCGAATGGTTCTGGTAGTACTAAACATGGATCTGGTTATACAGCAGCAACAGTTTCTTTTAGCTCAGGTTCAGCTACTGCAAAAGCAAATCTTTCTCCTACCGGTGGATTCGGTGCGAACCCTATTCACGATCTAAGAGCAAAGGCCTTAATGTTTAATAGTAAGCCATCTGGTACAGAATCGAATACCTTCCTCACAGATAACGACTTCCGTCAGATTGCTCTAATTAAGAATCCTAAAGTCCCTGTTACTGATTCCGATTTTAGTATTGCTTCTGGTTTTGCTCTTAAGAGTCTAAAATGTGTTCTTCCTGTAGCAGTTGCATTCTCACCAGATAATACTATCTTGGGTGGAGCTTCTGGAGCAAAAGCCTACGTTGATACATACAATACAACAACAGGAATTCTTCGTTATCACCAAACTGAAGAAACCGGATTCATCCCATTCGAAGGCGGAGAAGGTATCACAGAGACTGATGGTGCAGGTTCAGGAACCCTAGATAGTGATGGTACTTTCGGATTAGGAGCTATCGATTTTAACTCAGGTGAAATTCTTTATATTGAAAATCGTGCAGCTATTTCTAGATCCGTAGATCAGACCGAAGACATTAAAATCGTAATTCAATTGTAAGATATGGAATAAAAATGGTAAGCAACGTTACTAGCACAACCTTCAGCCAAACCTATAGAGACGATTTTGCCGATAGTGATCACTATCATAGAATTCTTTTCAATAATGGTCGTGCGCTTCAAGCAAGAGAATTAACTCAGCTACAGACTATTATTCAAAAAGAAGCTGAACGTCATGCTAGATTCGTATTTAACGATGGTGCTTCTGTTCAATCTGGCGGTGTACAACTTGATAATAAATACGAATTCGTAAAACTGAATACTACTTCATATTCACTTCCGACATCGTATACATCTCTAGTTGGAGAAACCTTTGTAGGTTTAACATCGACTATTAATGTTCGTATAGCGGAAGTGGTTCCAGCTGTAGGTTTAGATCCCGCTACCATATACGTTGAATATATCAATAACAATCAGATAGACGGTACTGATACCCCTACACGTTTAATCCCTGGTGAAATCCTTAACGGTTTAATATCAGGTGCAAACCTCCAGGTGCAAACAACTAATACCACAGTAAACCCTGCTGTAGGTAGAGGTAGTAGATTATCAGTAAAAAGTAGCACCTTCTTCGTATTAGGCCATTTTGTTACAACCGATTCCCAGTCTATTATCCTTTCAAAATATTCGAATGAACCAACTGTAAACGCTGGATTTGTAGTAACTGAAGATGTCGTAACTTCTTCGGATAATAGTAAATTATATGACAATTCTACCGATACGCCTAACCTGACAGCACCCGGTGCTGATCGTTACAGAATTAGATTGACTCTGGAACTTGAAAACAACGTTGATTCAGATACAACATTCTTAAAAGCATACTCTATCGTAAAGGGTGCATTAGTTTCTACAGCTGCACCAGGTCCTAATAGCCTTAACGTGATTATGAAAATCATGGAGAAAAGGACTGCTGATGAATCTGGTAGCTATACAGTTAAACCGTTCTTGGTTAAAACTTTAGAAAATGATTCCGACAATACTAAACTTGACATTCAAATTTCTGCAGGATCTGCTTATGTTGAAGGCCATTATGCAGAATTAGAAAGTTCAATCCGTATTGTGATTGATAAACCTAGAACAACTGAAACTGTTAATAATGATGTTATTGCAGCAAATTATGGTAACTATGTTATCTGTAGTACTCTAAGAGGCTTACCACAGATCAACACTTTGGCTACTGTAAACTTAAGATCAGCTATCACTTATGGTGGTTCTACTATTGGTACAGCTAGAATAAGATCTGTTGAAGAATTCGGTTCTTATTATAGAGTGTATCTCTTTGATGTAACAATGTCAGGTTCGAATAACTTTAGCGCAGTAAGAAGTATTGGTACTAGTACAACTAATTATGTAGATCTGGTTCTGGAAAATGGCGTTGCGGTTATCAAAGATACGACAAATAATAATTTACTATTTGACTTAAGATATACCAGACCCTCTGCATTATCTGATATTTCACTTGCAACTCAACGTAGATTTACCGGTACTACAACTGTATCTGGAACAATTCAGTTTAACCTATCTGCTACAGGTGAAACATTTGCGAATTCCTCAAGTTGGATTGCTACTTTAGATAGTAGCGGGGTGTCTCAAAATATTAATATAACTTCAGGCGGAAACGGATCTACCTCTGTAACGCTTGGATCACTCCCAACTAGTTCTGCTATCACAATGATTGCTATTGTGAATAAAAGTGCATCAACTGTTAAGACTAAAACCTTAACAAATGTTGCAACTACATTCACTCCTGCTGTGGATAATACTATCAGTTTAGCGAAAGCTGATGGATATAGAATTAATGAGATCAGGGATGGTTCCGCAACTGGAAATATTATTACCAATCAGTATATCTTTGACAATGGTCAAAAAGATAACTTCTATGATGTTTCTAAACTGTACCTAAAATCTGGATATAGTGCGCCTGCTGGAAACGTATATGTAGATTTTGATTATTTCGAACATGGTGCTAATGGAGATTTCTTTGCAGTTAACTCATATACTGGTCAAGTTAACTACGAAGATATTCCTACCTTTAGACAGAAAAATGCCCAAATCGTACAGTTAAGAGATGTTCTCGATTTTAGATCTAGAAAAGATAATACCGGTGCAAACTTCACCGGTACAGGCGCAGTCCGTATGGAGATTCCTGTTAACACTGATTTGATAAATGCCGATGTTAGTTATTATCGTGGAAAATATTATAGAATTGCTCTTGGTAACGATGGTGGCTTTAGAGCTATCCCTGGTGATGATGCTTTATTCCCACAATTCCCAACGTTACCAGAAAATAATATGGAGCTTTATAAACTAAAAGTTAATCCATATGTACTTAATCAGGATGACGTAGCATTACAGTATGTCAATAATAGAAGATATACTATGAGTGATATTGGTTCTCTAGAAAAGAGAATTGATAGACTTGAAGAACTAACAACCTTAAATATGCTTGAGCTTGAAACTTCCCTAATAGATGTCTTCGACTCAAATGGTAATAATAGATTAAAGATTGGCTTAACTGCTGATAACTTTAAGGATCATTCTCAGTCTGCAAGAGCTGCTTATGAATATAACGCTGCCATTGACATGTTCTCTGGTGAACTTAGACCACCTCATGTTAGTAGAAATATCGAACTCCTATACGATTCAGCAAATTCAGTAGATACGATCCTTATAGGTGATACAGTATATCCAACCTTTACTGAAGTCGTAGAGGTTTCAAATACTGAAGCTACTTCAGGACCTTCTGGTGCCCCGAATACTGGTGCTGAACCAGTTAATGCTTTTAATTTAGGTGTTGTTACCGGCAAAATTAAAATGTCACCTTCATCGGACGTGTGGTTCGATGATGTGCGTCTTCCTGCAAAAGTTATTGACGGTGGATTCAACTTAGATCCGACTAAAGATGCTTTGTGGGGTAGTTGGGGTTTCAACTGGTCCGGGGTTAAAGAAAATCAGTTAGATGCTGGTTACTCAGAAACTAAAACTACGACCAGCACAGCCGGAAATATTAAAACCACAACTACTGCAACATCTACAGCAGGTTCATCATCGATTGTTACAACATCAGTAAAAGACGAAAAGTTGTACGAAACCTCTATTCAGTATCAAAGAAACAAATTCGTATTCTTTAAAGCTTCAGGATTAAGACCGAATACTAGATATTTCCCATTCTATGACAACGTAAGTGTCGCAAACTGGGTTCAAACCGGCGCCGGTAAATTCGCATTCTTTGGCTCTTTAACTAAAAATTCACCATATCTTGATGCAGGTAATATCTATAAAAATGCTACTCAATTCCCTCAAAATTTAGGTGGTCCCACTGCAGAAATTTATAGTAACGCAAGTGGTGAGATTGAAGGCATATTCCTAATTCCTTCTACAAATACTTTGAAATTCTTAACAGGTGATACTAAATTTTATCTAGTAGATATTAGCGTATTGAATCTGGCTAATGCTACCTCATATACCTATGGGGTATTCACTACTCGCGGAACTCTACGCCATTATCAAGAAACAGTAAAGAGCACTAGAAAATATAATATTGATGTTGCAATTACTACTAAAACAGAAACTATACCGAAGGTAACAACTGGTGGCGGTAACGGCGGTGGTGGAGGCGGTCCTGATAAACCTGGCGGCGGCAATACTTCAACTGGTCCAGGCCAATGTTTCGGTGATACAAAAGGTGGTGGCCTCGGCGCTGTTGGTGGTGGTAATAGCGGTCCTAGCAAAGGCGGCGGTATTGGTGTCAGTGGTAGTGCAACTGGAGGAACCGGCGTTGGTGCATCAGGTAGTGGATCAACTGGTGGAGGAACCGGATGCTTTACTGCTGATACCCTAATCGAGATGGCAGATGGAACTACAAAGCAAATCAGTCATATGCTTCTTGGTGACATGACACGCGGTGGAATGGTTACAGCAATCCATCTTTATGATGGTGCACCACTATATAATTATATGGGTGTCCGTGTATCTGGCACACACTATGTTATCGAAGATGGTAAGACAATTATGGTTGAAGAAAGCAAACTTGCTACCAAGATCGATAATGTTTATGGATTGTATACTATAGATACAACTGACAGACGCATCTTTGCGAATGGTATAGAATTTGCTGACCATAACGGTGATGGTGTCATCGTTAATTTCTTCAAGAATAATCCAGGATTTGTTTACACCACTGACGATGCACTTATTGAAGAAATAAAAGATCAAGTTGGGAAGAGTCTGTTATGATAGTCATGATAACTTCTAAACGAATAGATAAGGTTTAAATATGGCAACTACAAAAGTTCAACCTATAGCCCAAACATTCTCCATTAATTCAAATGATGGAGCATATATTACCGCTATTGGAATATATTTCCAATCAAAAGCAGAGGCTAGTGATTTGCCGGTTGAATTGCAAATCCGCCCTGCATTTTCCGGATATCCAGATCCTGATAAGATTCTAGAGTACTACCCAAAAAAGATCCACAAAAGATAATGCTGTTGGGGTTTTCTTTAAATCAACAAATGGCACCACATTTGAACCTGATTTGACTAGAGATTTAACGTTTAAAGTCTATCGCGCTAAATTTAATTATGATATTGTAAAAGCTAGATTTGATGCTGCACCTCCTCCAAAGGCCTTGTTAGGAGAAGATCCATTTATTTTCGGATCTGGTGATGCAACCCTTCGCGTTCTTCATAAGAATCATGGGTTTCAGGTTAATGACCTCGTTTATCTGTCAAGCGACTCTTCTGGTTTGGATTCATCTGATACCGTTAATGGTGTATTCGGTTCAAGTATCTTAGGGGCTAGAACTATTACAGCTATTGACGGAACCGGCTACACCTTCGAAATGGATAGCTCAGCCGATTCTTCTATTGTCGGTGGAGGCAACGGAATCTTAGCTACCCAGCAATACATTTACGATACTTTTAAACCTAATATAGAAATATTGTCACCAAACTCTACTGGATTTAATATTAGAGCTAATATGACTACGAGTAAATCTTATGCTGGTGGTGAAACGGCTTACGCAGAAGTTAGCGATGGTATCACCTCTAATAAAGAAGATATGAATTTTGATGTTCCATATGTTATCGCATCTGATGCTAAAAATACTTCTTTAGGTAGAGCCTCACTCTATTTCGACGTATATCTAACAAGCCAGAATGAATATGTGCAAAGTGTTGTCGACCTTCAAAGAGCTTCTGTAATTGCAATTCATAATATCATTGATAACCAAGATTCGTCTGCTACAACAGGTTATAACGTTCCGCTTCAATATGTTAACGAAACCGATCCATACCTAGGTTCAGCACTTGCCAAACACTTGACCGTGCCAGTTGTGCTAGCGGAAGCAGCTACAGGTATTAAAGTATTGATTGATGTGAATAGACCTAGCGGAACAGATTTTGAGGTATATTACAGAACACTAGAAGCTGGCGCTGACGCATCGATATACGATAAGAATTGGGTAGCTGCTTCTAAAATAGAACCATCATCAAATCATAATAACCTTCCTACCGATACGGATCCTAGAAAATTTAGAGAATATCGATATACAATTGGTGGTGACTACGTTGGAACGCTTCAACCATTTAACACTTATCAGATTAAGATTGTAATGAAATCACAGTCTTCTTCAAATGTTCCTAGATTCGGTGCTTTAAGAACAATTGCATTAGGAACATAATATGAAATTAATTAAGGTTGAGGGTCACCCAGGTTTAGCAAGAGACCCAAATACTGGGGCTATTTTAAATATAAATAGTACTGAAATCAGTAGGATTAAGGAACTAAGGGCTAACCAAAGGGACCTTAAGAAAGCTGAAAAAGAAGAAATTAACCAGCTTAAAAGTGATGTAGAACAAATCAAGATGATGTTAAGCCAGATCATAGAGAAGTTATAAATGTCACTCATAAATATTGATCTTTCTGATACCATTGAAAGTTGGAGAAATAAGACCAACCAACTGGCAGTAACCGTTGGCGATCTTGCTCTTCTCAATGATTCATCAGTATCTCTTGTCGCATCAATTAATGGTTTACAAGATGGGTATGATAGCGATATACTATCATTAAGAACAGATCTATATGGTGACAGTGGGGCAACAATATTCAGTCTTTCAAGACTAACCACAACTGACAAATCGTCAATCATTTCAGCTATAAATGAATTGGATAGAAGATCAATAGACGTTTATAACTCTACTGGTATATTGCTTAATACGTAAGGACTATTTAATATGGTAGCACCATTAAAACTTAATGGAACAGCTGGCGATCTGAAAGAGATAACCACGACTGAAGAAAATTATCTTGCGTATCTTGCAGGTCTACAACTTGCCGCTATGTCGTCCTCTGATGTAGGTGCACTTACTACATCTGCAGGTGGAACTAGTATCGGTTCTTATACCAATACGTTTTTTAATGAAGCTGTTGGTACACATGATGGTACAAATATTACTTCTGGTTCCACTACTACTACACTTTATCAGAATACGGGAACCGCATCAGAGGCAAGTGTAGATTTCCACAGACCAGTATTTTGGGCTGGTTCTGGTAATATGGAAGAAGCTGATAACACTGAATTAAATGAAGTTGTTGATAGATTACTGAGTACAATTTTTACGAATGATTACCCTGGTGTATATAAACTAGCATCTACATCACCCGGAGCAGATTGGGATATTCATTTATCTTCAGTGTTTACTGATACACAGTCTTCAGGTGTCACCGCTGCTACGTACAACATCTATCAGCGTCAGACTATGACTGCACCCACAGAGGTAAAGACTGTTAAGATCCTGAACGATACCACTGCATTCGATGGTCTAAAAGAAATGAACACGACCGAGATGCAAGTGACCTACGGTCAGCGTGCTAAAACCAGAATTATGAATTCTGCTGATTTCATCGGCGCTTACCAATTACGTTCTTCTGCACAAGGCGCTCCAGTAGCTGCAGGAACTTGGAGAGCAGTAGGTACTGCGACTGATACGAAAGATACTACTACCAATGTCGCTTACGCTGGATCGTACGCGAACTCCTTTACTGGAAGTTATTCTAGAAACTTTACAGGATCTTATACTAGAGATTTTACTGGATTTTATACCGGTTCCTTTGTTGGTTCTTACTCAAATAGTTTTACTGGAAGCTATACTGGTTCATTTGCCGGGGGATATACAAGAGCTGTTCAGCAAACTTTTACCGCATTTTATGGGGGCCCATCCTTTAATAATCCCACTTCAGCAAACTTTAGTAGATTCGTTCCTGTAACTTACACAGGATTTTATTCTAGATCTTTTACTGGAAGTTATTCAAGAAACTTTTCCGGAACATACACTAGAAATTTTACTGGCTTTTATACTGGTTCCTTTACCGGATCTTATACAGGTTCATTCACTGGATCTTATGCGAATAGTTTTACTGGATTCTACACTGGTCTAACTATCGATGCAGCTGACGCAACAATTGAAACATATACTCTTTACGTAAGAGCGGCTTAATTTAAATCGGAGATATAAAATGGCTGAAAGAAAATGGGCAGAAGATTCTTTCTTTGAAGGTCTAGACCAAAATAGAATTACTACTCTATTGACTATTACTCAAGATGACGGTAAGGTAATTAAACAACAACTACTAGTAAATAAACTTACTGATACAGGAAATTCAAATCCTGATTGGGAAGAAATTATGGCTACTATTGGTGAAGAAAAAATCACTGAGAATACCAATATTCGTAATGAAAGAAAACTAAAAGAGCGTGAAGCTGTAGAACAAGAAAGAATTGAAAGAGAGAAAGTAGCTACTCTTCAAGAATTGTTTGAAACTAAGATTCAAGCTTTTGAAATTGAGGCAATTAAAAATTCTAAGAATAGAGAATTAAAAGCGAAATTAAGAAAAGCCGCAAATAAAGTTGAAGTGTATATCTATTCTATGATGATCGTAATGGAAGAATTGAATAATGAAAAGCAGGAAGAGCCAAAAGAATCCGAGTAAAGGATTCTTAATAGTAGCGTCAAAAACTGTTGTTTTCTATAGATACGCTTTAAATCTAATAGAATCTTTAAAAGACTATTACCCTGAAGCCAAGACTTGTCTCGTCACAGAAGAAAGATTCTGTGACGGAAGAGAAAAAATAGCAGATTACGTAATACACTGTGGTGATGACTCGAGGGAAAAACTTTGGGCACTGTCAAGAAGTCCCTTCGATATCACAATGTATATAGATGCTGATGCATATATTAATCATGAGGATATTCAAACCGCATTTGATTATGTTGGTGACAATGATCTAGTGATGGTTAAACTGCCCGATGAGGCAAATAGGTTTTTTAACATTAGATCTTGGCCAGGTGGAAAAATGAAATACACCGGTGGGGTATTCATTTATAACTTTGCCAATCCTATCGTAAAAGATTTTATGGTAGATTGGGATTACTATTATCGAGCAGCAAAGGCAAAAGTATGGTGGCCTGATTATAAAGACGATAAGCCTGATTACGATCTGCATCCTGCAGACCTAAGTAAATGGGATCAGTTTACTTTATGGTGGCTGATTGATAAGAACCCGAAATATAAAGATTTAAAGATTGGTTCTTTCGACGATGAGTATAGGTGGAATTGGTATTCTGTATATGGCAAATCGAAAACTGTTAGTGAAAAGATTAACCCAGAAAATAAACCCTCTATTATCTTCCACTGGTCTGATAAAATTGATAAAGGATATTAATATGAACGAGATTATGAAATCTGTAATGATTAAAGATAAAAAAGTATTATCAGTATTAAACGAATTTAAAGACCTTTGGTACCCTGACATAGAGAAAATGAAAGAAACTCTGATTCTTCCTAAGTTCCCTCATGACAGAGAACACTATATTTCTAACGACTATAAGAATAAAATTATGAACATGGGGATAGCTCATAATGGGTATCCAGAAGCCCTTTTAGGATATAATCTTCGAGATATTTTAAAAGATGCCAAAGAAAATAGACGAAATATAAATGAAGACATTCTAGAGTATAATAGAAAGTTTGTTTCACTGAATGAAAAACTTCAGACTTTATTGGCTACAAAGAATAATGCTCTTTGCGCTATTTATCCTCCAGGCGGATATATCGCATGGCACAATAATGCGAATGCTTCTTCGTATAACATTATCATAACTTGGTCAGAAACTGGTGATGGATACTGGAAGCACATTGATCCTCATACAAAAGAGGAAGTCTTAGTAAAAGATGTTCCTGGATGGCAAGCCAAAGCATTTTACTTTGGAAGCTACAACGACCACCCAGATGATCTTGTATATCATATGGCTTCCACAGACTGCTGGAGAATGACCATTTCCTATACCTTCGATCTAACCCATAAAGAATTCTGGGAAGATGCTATTGAAGAACTAGGAAGAGATGCTTGACATCTGTGTTACCCATTTCGGTAACAAATACTCATCCCAATATATTACGAATTTAGAAAATGGAATCGCTAGAAATTATTCTAGCGATTTTAACTTATTGGTAAAGACAGATTGTCCGAATGGACATTGGGATAAGATTTCATTCTTCGAGACTGATAACCCAAGAATAGTAATGGATATCGATTTCGTTATTACCGGTAACTTAGATGAGTTATTTGATTACCATATACCAAATAATAACTTTGCAGCATTTCCTAGATGGTGGAGAAACAGTGGCTGCACTATTAACGGTGGTTTCTATAAAATAAACCCCGGCCCGAATATATTTTCAGTAGTAGATAAGTTCTATTCAGACCCAAACCTTTGGATGAATTATTATGGGAATTTAGTTGGATCGCCTGGTAAAGGCGAGCAGAATTTCATAGAAGATTCTTTTCCTAATAGGATTCAATTGCCAGGAGAATGGCTAGGGATATATACGGAAGAGTCTGACCGATATGATTATACCATCCATAATAAATATTACGACCATTATAAGTTACCATTAATGATAGATGATAGATTTAATAGTAAGGTGAAACTAGTTCATTTTATATACGATGATAACCTGATTGAGACTAAACAGCAATGGATAAAAAACCTTTGGAATACAACGTAGTCTGTGTAAAATGGGGAAATAAATTTACCCCAGAACATGTGAATAGACTTTATAGAATGGCAAAGAAAAACCTCTCTTTGCCATTTACTTTTTATTGCTATACAGAAAATCCGATAGATCTTGTAGACGGAATAAAGGTCATTCCTTTAGATGAAAGCCTAGATTTAAAAGCTTGGTGGTGGAAGCTTACCCTATTTAAAAGGAATAATAGACAGAATGGTATTAATCTTTATTTGGATTTAGATATTGTAATACAGAATAACATTGATGATATCTTTAATATAGTTATTCCGAATAAGTTAACCCTTTTAGAAAATTTTGAACTGAATATGGATTTTACCGAATATCATTTCGATCAAAAAACTCTTCCAGTTTATAATTCTTCTATTATGGTATGGTATAACAATGAAAATACCCATTTATATGAAAACTTTATAAAGTATCAAAAATTGTATACTAAAATTTATCATGGTATTGATAGATTTTTTACTTATGAATTTAATCAAAGTTTTTTTCATAAGTTACCCAATGAATTTTATTATCATAGAAGAACAAATGATTACTTTAATGATCCTGATTTTAACCATTATGATATTATAGTGGTAAGAGAATGGGGTTCGTATGAAGAAACAGTATTTCATAATCCAAATAGATCGATCTGTGTCTTTAACGGTTGTCATGAAGAAGTATTCTATATAAATATGGAAAGTTATTTTAGTTAAAAGTATATTTCGTATAAATATAACATATATGGAGCAGGGACACTAACACTGTCCGACAAAAGAATCGAAAGGTATTCTATGGCCCAGTACGAAGAATTTACTATCGACCAAGGCGCTGACTTCGCAATGGAGATTCATTTGGTCGATCCTATCACGAATCTCCCTAAAGATTTAGCTGGATTTGATGTCAACGCCAAAATGAAGAAATCCTATAACAGTGATAGTGCCGATACGTTAAGTTTTAACGCTATTGTGGCTAATCCTGATACAGATGGGATTATCACGCTTTCTTTAACCAATGCTGAGACCGACGCTTTAAAAGCTGGTCGATACGTATATGATGTAGAAATATTCACCTATGATAGTGCTGGTGATACTATTATTGAAAGAGTGCTTGAAGGTAGAATTCAAGTCACTCCATCTGTTACGAGGTAAAAATGGTTAATAGAACAATTCAAGTTACTACAAGTAACGTTGCTCAAGTTAGGCGAATAGTAGTTGGTACTCCTATTCGTAGAGTGACCCGATCTGCTATCGGTATGGATGATTTAAATAATATTAATTTTAGTGATTTGAGAAATGGTAGCGTAATGGTTTACAATTCTTCTACACAGAATTGGACTTCAACTTTAAATTTAGAATCACAAAATATTAGCGGAGGCCAATACTGATGGCATCAACAATTAGAATAAAAAGATCCGAGGTATCTGGTAATCCAACAACTCTTGCAGCTGGTGAATTAGCGTATTCAGGTTTACCTTATAATGGAAGTAATGGCGGTGACAGACTTTACATTGGTCTCGGTGTAGAAACTGGTGGTGATGCTGCAAATCACCTTATCATCGGTGGTAAGTATTATACCGACCTACTCGGCGGCGCATCAAATATCAAAGGTACGCTTACTGCAAACAGTGCTGTCCTTGTAGACGCTGATAAGAAGATCGATAACCTAAAGGTCGACAACCTCGATCTAAATGGCAATACTATTAGTTCAACAAATGCTAATGGTAACATTGTACTTGATCCAAATGGTTCTGGTGTAGTAGACGTTAGTACTTCTAAAATAACGAACGTAGTTGATCCTGCATCTGCGCAGGACGCAGCTACTAAGAAATATGTTGATGATCAGTTTGCTGGCAACGCCATGGTCTTTAAGATCGCGGGTGATGCAGGAAGTCTAGATTCCATCTATGGCGGCGGCACTCTTACTTTCCAGGGTGACTCTGACATCCTTACTACTATTACAAATAATAAGGTAGCTTTTACCCATAGAGCATCAAGTGTTGTAGCAGGAACTTATGGTTCTCAGTCGGCAATCCCTGTGTTTACTGTAAACACTAATGGTCACATCGATTCTGCTGGTACCGTTCCTATTGCTACTACGCTAAATCTAAATACCGAGAGTGGCACCGCAACAGTAAGTCTTTTAAACCAGACTTTAACTATATCTGCTGGTGAAGGTATTAACACTAGTGGATCTGGTCAGACTATTACTATTGAAGGCGAAGATGCATCATCTGCTAATAAAGGTATTGCAAGCTTTGATGCTACAGACTTCACAGTTACTTCTGGTAACGTTGCAGCTAATCCAATCTATCTTGGTACTACACGTTTGGATCTTGGTGAAACCGATTCTAACCTTGCCGGTCTAAACTCAATTGAAGTTGGCGATATTCGTATCACCTCTAACGTAATTAGTTCAAGAGCAACCGGTTCTATCTACATCGATCCAAATCCAGTTGGTGACTCTGCTGGTGGATACGCAGGTGAATTGGTTGTCCGTGGTAACCTTACCGTCCAAGGTATAACCACTACTATTAACTCTACTACAGTTTCAGTTAACGATAAGAATCTAGTTCTAGCAGATGATGCAGCAAACTCCACAGCTGCTGATGGTGCTGGTCTTACTATCGGTGGTGATGGTTACTCTGGAACTAAAGCTACTATCCTTTATGATGGTGCATCTGATCGTTGGGACTTCAATAAGCCTATTGATATTGGATTTGCTTCTCTTGATAGTGCAATGTTCTTCAATGGGGTTTCACTACGTGAAGTTCTACAGGATCACTTGTACAATGACTTCTTTGTAGCTGGTGAAGGTATTGATTTATCATATGTTGATAATTCTAATACTCTTACTATTGCAGCAGAAATCGCAACCTACACCAACCTTGGTGTGGCAAGCTTTGACTCAGATCAGTTTACAGTCACCTCAGGTTTTGTTACGATCTCTAATATAGATGGTGGAATCTACTAAAATCCACTAGTTGATTTTTATCAACTGTTTTCTACCTTTTTTAAGGATCTAATATGTCAAATACTTCTATTAAGTTAAAAAAGTCTTCTGTAAGTGGTAAGATTCCTTTAGTCAGTGATATTGACTACGGGGAATTAGCTATAAACTATGCAGACGGTAAATTATATTACAAACATAATGATACTAGTATTAGGTCCTTTTTAGACTCTGGTCAGATTCTTTATTTAATAGATTCTGATTATCTTAAGAGCATTATTAACAGCACTTATCTAATAGCCAATCGTCCTATTAATCTTCTAGAAGATTCTAATCCTGCTCTTGGGAATAACTTAAATCTCAATGGTCACAATATTACCGATAGCGGTAGTAGTGGTAACATTACTATGTCTGGTAATATTACAGGTGGTAATGTTACTGCGACTGGTGATATTAGTGGAACTAACTTAATTTCTACCATGTCCTCTGGAGATGAAGGTGGTGAAATAAAATTAGCAAAGCCTGTTACCAATACAACTTTAGCTGGAACCGGGGTTATAATTGATGTTTATCAAAATAGATTAAGATTTTTTGAACAGGGTTCACCAAACCGCGGCGCATATATCGATCTTACTACGGCTGACAGCAATCTGGGCACAAACCTATTAGGCGCTGCTGCTCCTGGTGATGGAACCTTAACATTAGCTGTATCCGGTACAGGTCTATCAGGTAGTGCCTCTTTCACAGCTAACCAATACACCGGTTCAACATTCACAGTAACATCAAATGCTACCAGTGCAAACACTGCCGGTGCTATTGTAGCTCGTGATTCTAGCGGCAACTTTACTGCAGGAGTTATTACTGGGAGCCAGGTAATTTCGACTAGTAATGGTACGAGTCAGAACTTCAAAATCGGGGATGACGCTTGGATTGGTGATCTTAACCAATCCAATACTTTTAGAGTCAGCGGTGTACAAGACGCTACACAAGGATATATCGTATTTGGTAATAGCAATATTACTGCTCTCGGTCGTTCCGGTACAGGTCGTCTAACATATGGTGGCAATGCTGTAATCCTTGCTGGTGATTCTGGCACTGTTACGTCTTCTATGCTTGCAAATACCGGTGTTGCAGCTGGAACATATGGCTCTGCATCACTTGTACCAATATTAACTATAAATTCTCAAGGTCAAGTTGATTCTATTGGTACAGTATCCGTAGCGGGGGTTTCCAGCACAGCCTGGGATTCTTCAACTGGTAATCTTATAATTAGTACAGCAGATGGTGGTTCTTATTATACTAAAGTTACACTGACCCCATATACTACTACCAATTTAAGTGAAGGTACAAATAAGTATTATACCTCTGCTAGAGCTGACAGTGATGCTAAACATGCGATAAGCGCTGGAACCGGTGTAACCTATAGTTCTACCACTGGTATTATTAGTATCGGTCAGGCGGTAGGAACAGGTGATACCCCAACCTTCAACGGTCTATCTGCTAGTTCATCTAAGATTACTTCTCTTGCAACTCCTACAGTTGGCACTGACGCAGCAAATAAATCTTACGTTGATACGCTAGTATCAGCAGCTTTGCATTATCACGATCCTGTAAGGGTTGAATCTCCAATTAACCTAAATGCTACCTATGATAATGGGGTTTCTGGGGTAGGTGCAACTCTTACTAACGCAGGAACACAAGAAGCATTAGTTGTTGACGGTGTATCAGTTGATAGTGATGATAGAGTACTTGTATATGAACAGACTACCCAAACTCAAAACGGGGTATACGTAGTTACTCATAAAGGTTCACCTACATCAAATTGGGTTCTTACAAGATCCAGTGATACCGATTCAGCTGGTCCTAGCAGCCCCAACGCTTTAGGTAAAGGTGATGCTTTCTATGTAAGAGAAGGTGTTACTGGTGCCGGTGAATTATATGTGATGAACACCGAAGGAACTATTGTATTTGGTACTACAAATATTACGTTCTCTCAGATATCTTCTGCACAAATCTATAAAGCAGGATACGGTATAGAACTAAGCGGAACAACCTTCAGTGTTGATTCTGATAGGGTCGTTCTGAGTGTTAACAGCTTAAAAGGTAATATCACTGCTACCAATCTATTGGATGCTATTATAACAGTAGATGGCGCAACATCAGGTTTAGATGCAGACCTACTTGATGGCCAACATGGTTCTTACTATAGAATCAACGTGTACAATTCTTCAGGCACATTATCAGCCTGTTATTGAAATTAACGTGGATGAAGATCAGATCGAAGATCGTATCGACGATGCTATTCAGTATTATCAGGAATATCATTCTGATGCTACTGCGAAAGCATATTATGCGCATGAACTTAGTGATAGTGATTTATCAAACGAATATATTACTCTTCCCTCTGATACAATCTCGGTTGTAAGAGCTTTACCAATTACCTCCTCATTCACAGCATCAAGAAGTTTCTTTGATGTTAAATATCAGATCATGCTAAACGATATGGCCCAGATGGGAACATATATTGGCGATCTTGCTTATTATGAGCAGATGCAGCAATATATTTCATTACTTGATACTACTTTATCTGGCGCCCCGCAGGTATCATTTAGAAGACATCAGAATAGATTAGTTTGGTATGGTGATATGAATGATGGTGATTTAAAGAGTGGAGACTACGTTGTTCTAGAAATGTACAGAACAATTAACCCTGCTGGTGCGACCGCTATATACAATGACATGTTCGTAAAAGATTATTCTACACAGTTGATCAAACAGCAGTGGGGCGCTAACCTAATCAAGTTTGAAGGTATGCAACTTCCTGGTGGTGTTACATTAAATGGTAGACAGATCTATGATGATGCTACGGCAGATCTTGAAAAGCTAAAAGAGAATATGAGACTAGAGCATGAATTCCCACCAGATTTCTTCGTAGGATAATATGGCAACTAACATATATTTTAATCCTGGCGTAAAATCAGAGCAGTTATTATATGAAGATATCATAATTGAATCTCTGAAAATGTACGGTCAGGATGTCTATTATCTCCCGCGCGAGCTCGTGGCCGAAGATAAAATCTTTAGTGATGATTCTATCTCTAAATTTGCTAGGAACTATAAGATTGAAATGTATATCGAAAACACTCAAGGGTTTGACGGTGAAGGCGATCTATTTACTAAATTCGGTGTAGAAATCCGTGACGCAGCTACATTTATCGTATCTAGAAAAAGATGGAATCAATTAGCTGGCCAAACTAACAATGATATTTCTTTCTATCGTCCAAGAGAAGGTGATCTAATATATCTTCCATTGACCGAATCTATTTTCCAGGTTATGAGAGTTGATCATGATCCACCTTTTTATCAATTGAACGATCTTCCTATTTGGAAACTGAAGTGTGAACTCTTTGAATATAATGATGAGGATTTCAATACTGGTATTAAAGAGATTGATGATATTGAAGAGTATGGTGCATACCAATATAAGTTGGCTGTAGATTCAGCAGGATCATTTTTACTTGGCGAGTATGTATCACAAACTCTTGATAGTGACGAGGCTCTTTATATGAAGGGTAACATTGTTAAGATTGATTATACTAACCAAATTCTTCATATAGCTCATGCTGGGGGAACGGATGGTAAGTTCCACGAGTTCCTAGATTCCGCTGAAGTTACAGGATTGACTAGCGGTGCCTCTAGTATCGTTACTGCAATTACGTCAGATAATAAGATTAGTAATAGTGAACAGAATGAAGATTTCGATTCCTTTGGAGGCGGCTTCCTAGATTTCACTGAAACGAATCCTTTCGGTGAACCGGAGATTAACTAATGTTTGGAACGTATTTCTATCACGAAAGAGTAAGAAAATCCGTAGCGGTATTCGGTGCATTATTTAATAACATCTACGTTCTCCGCCAAAACTCTGCAGGGGAAACTGTTAGTCAGGTAAAAGTACCTCTGAGCTATGCTCCAAAACGTAGTTTCCTTGAAAGAATTAAAAACTCTCAAGAGGGTGAAACTGCAGAGCGTATGGTTGCTATTAAGTTACCTAGAATGTCTTTTGAGATTATATCAATTGCATACGATCCGAATAGACAATTATCAAAAGTAAATAACTATAATCTAGCAAGCAGTACTTCAGCATCGACGAATGTGAGAAGCAAGTTTTTTACTCCTGTACCGTATACAATTAACTTCCAACTAAATGCGTACGCCAAAACGCATGATGATGCACTTCAAATAGTTGAACAGATCTTACCTTATTTTAATCCTCAGTATTCTTTAACTATTAAGCCAATTGAAGGTTACTCTGATATCAAGGAAGACAGCCAAATCATTCTAGCTGGTGTGTCTTTCACTGATGATTATGAAGGCGTTTTAGAACAAAGACGTAGTATTATCTACACACTTGACTTTGAAATGAAGATCAATTTCTACGGTCCTGTTACAGATGGTAAGATCATCCGTTCAGCAATTCCTTCTCTTTATGGTATTGGTACTGGTCTAAGAGATTCGGATGAACTTCTCTCTACTATCGTAGTTACTACCGACCCTGCAAATGCTAGCGCAGATAGTGACTACGGATTTATTACTACAATTACTGAAATGTTGGATAGTGCATGATTTGGGATAATTATATCGGATTTGATTTTTTAATTTCGCCTGAGATATGTAAGAATATTATTAATATAGGTGAAGAGAAATTAAAAAATAGCTTTGGCGAAGAAATAATTACCAATTACAGAAATGACGTTTCTGTTTTTTTAAATGCTCATGAATCCTATAGGAAATCCCAAAATTATTTTATAATAAACGATGCTATTTTAATAGCATTAAATGAATTCTCAGAGAATTTTATAAAATCTAGGGATTTTAACCATTATATTTTAGATAGTCATAAATTTCAAAAAGCGGAAGCAGATGGTGGATTTCATGGATGGCATTTCGAAGCAGATGGTGGTAAAGATAAGAATAGAGCCTTTGTTTGGATGTTATATCTTAACACTGTCGAAAATGGTGGGATGACTGAATTTTATAAAAATAAAAATGAAAAAATACGTATAAAACCTGAGATAGGAAAATTCGTTTTTTGGCCTGCTGGTGAAACCCATTTACACAGAGCCTCACCTGATTTAAAAGAAACTAAATATATTTTAACCGGCTGGGTAAATAGACCATGATGGATTCTGATACAAAAGATAATGATTTTGAATACGCAAGACAGATATATCATGACATCTTGACAAAGGGTTCGTCTGCTATGGATGACATGGCAGAGGTAGCTAGATCTACTGAACACCCTAGAGCGTTTGAAGTTCTTGCGACAACAATGAAGACTATGGCTGATGTTGCTGGTAATCTTATTGATCTTCATAAGAAGAAGAAAGATATTGAAAGAAGTGACGAGAAACCTGCTATAGCAGCAACTACAAATAATCTCTTTATTGGTTCTACTACAGATCTACAAAGATTTCTATTAAATCAACCGAAACCTGAAGTGCTCGTTGAATCGAACGTTATAGAATTGAAAGATTATAGGGAAGATGAATGATAGTTATAATGGCAACATAAACGTCAAACGTGACGGTGTTGTACAAAACTTTACACAATGGGAAATCCAAGAGTATGTAAAATGTATGCAAGACCCTGCGTACTTTGCTATTCATTATTGTAAAGTTATCTCTCTTGATAAAGGTTTGGTTCCTTTTAAGCTATATCCTTATCAAGAAAAGATGTTTAGTCATTTCAATACGAATCGATTCAGTATTGTTCTTGCCTGTCGTCAGTCAGGCAAGTCTATTTCATCTGTTGCTTATTTACTTTGGTTTGCAGTATTTCATCCAGAAAAGACTATTGCCGTTCTCGCGAACAAGGGCGCGACCGCGCGAGAGATGCTTGCTCGTATTACGTTAATGCTTGAGCACTTACCTTTCTTCTTACAGCCAGGTTGTAAAGCGCTTAATAAAGGTTCGATAGAATTTTCAAATAACAGTAGAATTATTGCAGCTGCAACGTCTGGTTCTTCTATTCGTGGTATGTCTGTTAACTTACTTTATCTTGACGAATTTGCATTCGTTGAACGCGCAGCAGAATTCTATACGTCAACATATCCCGTTATTTCGTCCGGTAAAGATACAAAAGTTATTATTACGTCGACTGCTAACGGTATTGGCAACATGTTCCATACTATCTGGGAAGGTGCGGTTCAAGTTACTAACCAGTTCAAACCATTCCGTGTTGATTGGTGGGACGTGCCAGGTCGTGATGAGAAGTGGAAGGACGAGACAATTGCCAACACTTCACAACTACAGTTCGATCAAGAATTTGGTAACACCTTCTTTGGAACTGGTGACACATTAATTTCATCACATGTGTTATTAGAGCAAAGAGCTAATCCCCATTTAAATGCTTTAGAGGGTGGAGATTTACTGGTGTACAAAGAACCGGTAAAAGGCCACGAGTACGTAATGTGTGTTGATGTAGGTAAAGGTAGAGGTCAAGATTATTCCACATTCACCGTTATAGATATTACTGCAAGACCATTTGAACAGGCTGCAAGATATCGTAACAATACCATATCACCAATCTTATTTCCAAACGTTATATACAAATACGCAAAAGTTTATAACGAAGCATATACAATTATTGAATCGAATGATCAAGGTTCATTAGTCGCAAACGGTTTATACCAAGATCTAGAGTACGAAAATCTCCATATGGATTCTGTTGTTAAAGCAGATCGTATTGGGGTTGAAATGAATCGCAAGATTAAGAGATTGGGTTGTTCAGGTATTAAAGACCTTATCGAGACGAAAAAGTTAAAAATCTACGATGCCATGACTATCCAAGAAATGTCTACGTTCGTCGCTAAAGGTGTGTCGTATGAAGCCAGCGAGGGTAATCACGACGACCTTATGATGAATCTAGTTATGTTTGGTTACTTTGCAACTGGTAGAAACTTTAGTGAACTTACGAATATCAATTTAAAAGAAATGATGTTCCAGCAAAGAATTTCAGAGATTGAAAATGATATGGTTCCATTTGGATTTATAGAAGATGGCAATACTAGAGATGAAGAAGTGTTAGGTCCTGATAAATCTATATGGTCTGTAGAGAAATCCTACAAGGTTGATATGGGATATTGATGAGTTTTAAAAAACTATAAATACAATTAAGTGATAAACATCGTATTATGACGACTTATAAAAATATCTGAAAAGGATCGAGACATGGCAATTTTTAGTCCCTCTGAATCCCCAGCAATTGTCGTAAAGGAAATTGACTTAACCGGCGTTGTGCCAAATGTTCAGTCAACTACAGGCGCAATCGTGGGGAACTTCCGCTGGGGTCCAGTTAGAAAAGCTACTCTGGTAGATACGGAGACTACACTAGCTTCGACCTTCGCAACTCCATCAAGTACAACTGCGGTAGACTTCCTATCAGCAGCTTACTTCTTGAAGTATTCGAATTCACTCTATGTTGTAAGAGAAGCAACTGCAGCTGCACGAAATGCAAATGCACAAGGTGCTTCTACTGTAACAGTTAGAAACAAAGACCACTTTGACACCCAATCATCAACCTTTGGAGATGACTCTGGTGAGGTTAATGCCGGTGCATGGATCGCAAGATATCCTGGTACACTTGGTAACTCGCTAAAGGTTTCCATCTGCCCAGTTGGTAGCGATTCAAGTGGTACACATTTTTCACAATGGACCTACAAAGCACAGTTCGATGGTGCTCCTGGTACGTCAGCATATGCATCTGCAAGATCAGGCGCAAATGATGAAGTCCACGTGGTCGTTATTGATGAAGACGGTTTATTCACCGGGACACCAGGATCTATCCTAGAAAGATATGCTTACCTATCTCTAGCATCCGATGCAAAAACTTCTGATGGTTCTTCAAACTATGTAAAAGAAGTTATCAATAATGCTTCTAACTACATCTATCTAGCTTCATTTGAAGGCACCTTGACTAGCTTAACCAATGCTGGTTCTACTGCACAAAGTACTACCTTCTCTGCAAGCGTAACTGATAATATTACAACTTCGCTTACCGGTGGTGCTGATTCAGGTTCTTTAACAACTACAGAATACGCATCAGGTCACGATCTATTCGAAGACGTTGATACTATTACTGTTGACTTCTTGATTGCACCAGGTATGGCTACCGCAAATAATCAGGTAACTGTAGTAAATGATCTAGTTGCAACAGCTGGAACAACCCGTAAAGATTGTGTTGTAGTTACATCACCAGATAGAACTGCTGTAGTAAATGCTGCAACTCCTGTTACCACCTCGATCATTACAACTGATCAGTTCACCCGTTCTTCTTATCTGATCGTTTCGAATAACTATCTGAAAGTGTACGATAAGTATAACGATCAGTACATCTTTATTCCTGACGCTTCTTCAGTTGCTGGTATCATGGCTGCAGCAGATCTTAACGCTGCTCCTTGGTTCTCGCCAGCAGGACAAAGACGTGGTGCGGTTCTTGGTGTAACATCACTTGCTTACTCAGCAACCAAATCTGAAAGAGACACTCTGTACAAAGCTGGTGTTAATCCAGTTGCTAACATTCCTGGACAGGGTACACTTCTATTCGGAGATAAGACTTTCCTTGCAAGACCATCAGCATTCGACCGTATCAACGTTCGTAGACTGTTCCTTACCATGGAAAGAGCAATTGCAATCGCTGCAAGAAACGTTATGTTTGAATTCAACGACGAATTCACCCGTGCAGAATTTGTAAATATCGTAGAGCCTTTCCTAAGAGAAATCCAAGGCAGACGTGGTATCACAGATTTCCGTGTGATTTGTGACGAATCAAACAATACACCAGCTGTTGTAGATCGCAATGAATTCATCGCTAACATCTTCATTAAGCCTGCTCGTTCAATCAACTACGTAACTCTAAACTTCGTAGCTGTAAGAACTGGCGTAGACTTTGAAGAAGTTGTTGGCACGGTATAATAGCGCTAGAGGAGATACGATATGGCTATTTTAGGAGTCGACGACTTCAAGGCAAAGTTAAGAGGTGGTGGCGCTAGACCAAATCTATTCAAAGCGACCATTAACTTCCCAGCTTATGCTCAAGGGGATGTGGAAATCACATCCTTCCTTTGCACCAGTGCACAACTTCCTGCTTCAGTAATGTCAACTATCTCTTTACCTTTCCGCGGTAGAGAAGTTAAAATGGCAGGAACCAGAACATTCGAACCATGGTCAGTAAGAATCATTAATGATACTGACTTTGCTGTTCGTAATGCTATGGAACGCTGGATGAACGGAATGAATAATCATAGACAGAACACTGGTCTGACCAATGTCAATGATTACTCTGCAGATCTATTAGTGGAACAACTTGATAAAGATGGTTCAACTCTTAAGACCTATAACTTCCGTGGTTGCTTCCCAACCTTAGTTTCGGCAATTGACCTTGCTTATGGAACCAATGACGTCATTGAAGAATTCCAGGTCGATTTCCAGATTCAATACTGGGAATCAGTAGGTACAACGAGCTGATAAATACTAAGATATTGGAGGGCCGTTTTGGCCCTCCTCACTTCCTTTAAGGATAGGTTATGGCTGAAAATTCTATTATTAAATTATTCGGTTTCGAATTAAAAAGAGCAACCGGTGAACAAAAAAAGCAATTACCTTCTATTGTCCCACCAGTTGATGAAGACGGCGCTGGTTATGTAACCGCATCTGGATCTCACTGGGGTCAATATATCGACTTCGACGGTGACAACTCGAAGGACGCAGTTGAATTAATTAAAAGATATAGAGCCGTGTCAATGCACCCAGAGGTGGATATGGCTATTGATGAGATTGTGAACGAAGCTATTACTACTTCCGAATTAGAAGCTCCAGTTAAACTGAATCTAGATCATGTAGAAGAATTAAGTGATAGCATTAAGAAACAGATCAACGAAGAATTTGATCACGTTTTAGATATGCTGAACTTTACTGATTACGGTTCAGATATGTTTAAGAGATGGTACATTGACGGTAGAATGGTTCACCATTTAATTGTTAATGAAGCAAATATGAAGGAAGGAATCCAAGAGATTCGTCCCATTGATGCTTTAAAAGTTCGTAAAGTAAAAGAGATTACAAAGAAAAAAGATCCTAAGACTGGTGCATCTATTGTAGAAAAAGTAAACGAATTCTACATCTATGAAGAAAAGCCTGGCGTTGCAAATAGCAGCGCAATTAAGATTTCGAATGATGCTATTAGTTATGTTACTTCGGGTCTAACTGAAGAATCCCGAACAAAGGTAGTTTCATATCTTCATAAAGCATTGAAGCCAATTAACCAGCTTCGTATGATGGAAGATTCGCTTGTCATTTATCGTCTCGCCCGTGCGCCCGAAAGACGTATCTTCTACGTTGACGTTGGTAACCTACCACGTGGTAAAGCTGAAGAATATATGAAGAGCATTATGACACGATATAAGAATAAGATCGTGTATGATGCGACCACCGGTGAAATTAAAGACGACCGTAAGCATATGTCAATGCTTGAAGATTTCTGGCTACCCCGTCGTGAAGGGGGTAAAGGTACAGAGATTACAACATTGCCAGGTGGGGATAATCTAGGTCAGATTGATGATATCGTTTACTTTCAGAAGCGTCTATATCGTGCATTAAATGTACCGGTAAATAGACTCGAACAGGAATCGCAATTCTCTCTCGGCAGATCTTCTGAGATTTCAAGAGACGAATTAAAGTTCCAGAAGTTTATCGACAGACTTCGTCGTAGATTCTCTTCACTCTTCTTAAACATTCTAAAGAAGCAACTTATTCTTAAGAATATAATTACTGAAGATGATTGGAACGAGTGGAAGTCGAACATCATTGTTGACTTCGTTAGAGATAACCACTTTACTGAACTAAAAGAAAATGAAGTGTTAGCTGGCCGCTTGCAGATCATGGATCAGATGCAGCAGTATACTGGCGAATACTTCTCTAAAGAATGGATCATGAAGAACGTCCTTCGTTTTGACGATGATCAAATTAAGAAGATGCAGGAAGAAATTGAAGAAGAAAAGCCAGAAGAAAGCGAAGAAGCCCCGCCTCCTCCTGAAGAAGAACCTGCGCCGAAAAATCAACACACTATTAATTTAAAAGTGGCAAAGTAAGGATTATAAAATGAGTATTGAAGATTTTGTTCAAAGCGTTGCAATGAAAGACTATAGCACTGCTGAAAATCACTTTAAAGAACTAATGCAAGATCGTATCCAAGGTGCACTCGATCAGCAGAAGATTATGGTCGCTGGCCAGATCTTTGGTGAAGAAGAAGACGAAGTCACGGATGAAGATCTTGAAGAAATCGATTTAGATGACGATTTTGAAGAAGAAGAAGAGTTCGAAGAAGACGAAAATTCTTAAAATATTATTACGTATAAATAAATCATATTAATCAAAAGTATACAATATGAAAACCTTAAAAGAGCTTAAAAAAGAATTAGGTAATTCTAAAAAAATAAACGGTTATCCTGTTACCTTTACGAATGCCCCTGGTGGTAAAGTAAAAGTAACAATTGACGGTGATGAGCTCGATACCTATCCTTCACAGGCAGAAGCCGAGAAGATGGCTAAGGAATTCTTGAAACAGTATAAAGGTAAATGATATGAAGCTGATTGCTGAATATAACGATCAAAGACTAGAAGTTATCACGGAAGCCAAAGCGAATGGTGGTAAGAACCACTTTATCGAAGGCATCTTCATGCAATCAGAACAGAAGAATCGTAACGGTCGAATCTATCCTAAACCAATCATGGAAGCAGCGGTAGATAGATATGTTACACAACAGGTTAAGACTGGTAGAGCTGTTGGGGAATTAAACCATCCTGACGGTCCTTCTATTAACCTGGATAAGGTATCCCACAAAATTGAATCCCTGGATTGGACAGGGAACGACGTAGTGGGTAAGGCACGCATACTAGAAACTCCAATGGGTAACATCGTAAAAGGTTTGCTTGATGGTGGCGTTCAACTAGGTGTGTCAACTCGTGGTATGGGTAGTCTTGAGGAACGTAATGGTGTCATGTACGTTAAAGACGACTTTATTCTCAACACGGTAGATATCGTGCAAGATCCATCAGCACCAACAGCTTTTGTAAATGGAATTATGGAAGGTGTTGAGTGGGTCTGGAATAATGGCATTATACAACCTCAGGTGATTGAAAAAATGGAGACTGAAATTAAGAAAGCATCACGTTCTAATCTCTATGAGACACAGGCTCGTGAGTTCAAGAATTTCCTCTCGTTGCTGAAAAATAAAACATATTAAGGAGTCAGACATGACTGATCAAGTACAAGACCAGGATGTTGAGCTCGACGACGAGATCGAAGAAGCTCATGATCCAAAGAATGCTGAACAACAATCAATTGATTCAGTAGCCAAAGCTGCGGCGGCAACAAAGCAAGCACCTGCACGTAAGGGTGACAAAAGAAACTCAGATCCAATGGGTAAAGTGACCGCTAAGGAAGCTGCAGATTTAGAAATTAATTTCAACGACGAACTCGGTTCTCTCGTAGAATCCGAAGCAACTCTTTCAGAAGAATTCAAAGCAAAGGTAGGAATTATCTTTGAAGCGAATGTAAAGATGAAGATTGCTGAAGAAATCGACCGTCTTGAAGAACAATATGCAACTCAACTCGAAGAAGAAGTTGGCGTAATTCAAGCCGACCTCGTTGAAAAAGTTGATAGCTACCTCAACTACGTGGTTGAACAATGGATGGAAGACAACAAACTGGCAGTCCAGTCTGGTCTTCGTGCGGAAATTGCAGAAGATTTCATGAAGGGTCTTAAGACTCTATTCCAGGAATCGTATGTCGATGTTCCAGAAACCAAAGTAGACCTAGTAGACGAACTCCATAGTTCTGTAGAAGAACTTTCAACCAAACTAAGCGAAGCTGTAGATACTATTTTAGAGCAGAACAAAGCTATCGAGCATTTCCAGCGTGAAGAAGTTCTTCGTGAAGCTGCACGTGGTCTTGCTGATACCCAAGTTGAAAAACTCAGAACCATGGTAGAAGATTACGCATTTGATGCAGACTTTGCTAACAAAGTTGCAACCATCAAAGAGTCAGTCTTCACCAAAAAAGCAGCTGCAGTTAGCGAAGAAGTTGAAGAAGGTAACAACGGAGAAACCGTTGAAATCTCTGAGACCATGAATAGCTATCTTACAGCAATCAGAAAATCAAGTAACTAATACCAAGGAGTAAATTCCAATGATGGAATCTTATGATAAACTAATTAAAAAGTGGGCTCCAGTTCTTAACGAAGAATCAGCCTCACCAATCAAAGACGCTCACCGCCGTGCAGTAACTGCAGCAGTTCTAGAGAACCAGGAAAAGGCTCTTAAGGAAGAACGCGCTCAGTCTCACTTCCTTGCTGAAACCCCAGGTAACGTAGCTTCTTCAGCAGCTAACTGGGATCCAGTTCTTATCTCGCTCGTACGTCGTGCAATGCCTAACATGATCGCTTATGACCTCTGCGGCGTTCAGCCAATGGCAGGTCCAACCGGTCTTATCTTCGCAATGAAGTCACGCTACGGTGCTGGTGCAACCAACTCAACCGAAGCTCTCTTCAACGAAGCTAACACCAAATGGTCAGGCGACTCTTCAGTTAACCAAGGCGCTGATCCATCAGGTCTTGTTGGTCTTACCGACGACTCTTCAACCGGTCTTCGTACAACTGACTCGTCAATCGACGACTCACGTACTGGTCCAACCAAAGCTGGCGGTATGCCAACTGCTGACGGTGAACGTCTTGGAAGCTCTGCTTCAGGTTCTACCTTCAACGAAATGGGCTTCACCATTGAAAGAGCAACCGTTACTGCTAAGACTCGTGCGCTCAAGGCTGAATACAGCTTAGAACTTGCACAGGACCTAAAAGCAATTCACGGTCTTGACGCTGAAACTGAGCTTGCAAATATTCTCTCAACCGAGATTCTTGCAGAAATCAACCGCGAAGTTATCCGTACCATCAACAGCCAAGCTAAGACTGGTGCACTTACTTCAAACGTTGCTATCCAAGGTATCTTCGACCTTTCAACCGATGCCGACGGCCGTTGGTCAGTTGAAAAGTTCAAGGGTCTAATCATGCAGCTCGAGCGTGAAGCTAACGTAATTGCAAAAGAAACCCGTCGTGGTAAAGGTAACTTCATCCTTTGCTCAAGCGATGTTGCTTCTGCTCTTGCTGCTTCAGGTATGCTTGACTATACCCCAGCACTTTCAACCAACCTAAACGTTGACGACACCGGCAACACCTTCGCTGGTGTGCTTAATGGCCGTACCCGCGTTTACATCGACCCATACTCAACCGGTGACTATGTAACCGTTGGTTATAAGGGTGCAAACGCTTACGACGCAGGTCTCTTCTACTGCCCATACGTTCCATTGACCATGGTTCGTGCAGTTGGTGAGAATGACTTCCAGCCAAAGATCGGCTTCAAAACCCGTTACGGCATGGTTTCAAACCCATTCGTTGGTTCAACACCTTCAAGCGGTCTTGCAACTGCAAAGACCAACCAGTACTACAGAATTTTCCGCGTGGACAATATTCTTCAGTAATCTGTATAAAAAAAGGGAGAGGATCAAACCTCTCCCGATCAAACTGGGCAGCTTCGGCTGCCCTTTTTTATATCTTAAAACGGTGGTTGTTCACCTTTATAGCTAGGGACCCAACCAGTAGGTTGCGGATCGTTTTGTTTCTTAGCTTCAAGAAAACCATATTTAATCAAGAAGCATTCGATTTCGATTGGCAATTCATTCATAGTCCAAACAACCTTTGTACATCTTTGGAGTTATTAGGAAGCTTACCACCTTCTTCAAGGTGTTCTTTGATCTGTTCGAAGTAAAACTGTGAATCGTTACCAACTAGTTCATCAACACACATACGAAAGAAATTAAGTACTTGCATTTCTTGATAAGTGTGTTGTTTAGCAGCAGCTGCGTGTGTATTACCAGGACGTTGATTGCTCATATCATTACTTCCTCTTGTTCATGAACCTCGAGCTCATCTACATGACTATCGTTTTTCAGATCGATCAGGGTAGATTCAGTGACCCAATGATCCATGAGAATATAGTCTTTTTCACCATAGCGGTTGAAAAGCCATTCGTAGTAAGTAACACGATAACGAAGTTCAGTCATGATCTATATCCTTATCGAGCGTACATATAGACGTCAGCAGTGTCAGAAAACTTAAGAGGCAAGGACTGGTTATAACGATACACACCCATACGATGTCCACGACCTTGAAGCTTGACATACATCGGCTTAGGACCAAACGATTTCTGAGCATTGGCTTCTTTTACCAATTTACGGATAGCGCTGACGAGCTTCATATCGTCTTGATCTTTCAGATCCACAGTGCCGATATAAGCTGGGGTGCGGTTACCTTTGATGATCATGATTAGAATTCCTTCTGGAGTTTTGCGATGTTTTCAGGAGTTCCTGATACGGTAATTTCTGGATTGCCCCCACCAGGACCAAAAGTGATCCAAGATTCAAGTTTTAGATCGAAACGATCAAGGAGTGAAAGAAAGTCCTGGATCGGGCAGTCCCATGCGATATCGAAGGAGTGTGTCATGATCTAGTTCCTCTTGTTGATAGACTAGTTATACACCTTTACTTTTCATTTGTAAATCCCCTATTTTCACTTTTTTCGATTTTATTCTAGAAAAATTTGTGGTACAATAGATCATAAATACCTATAACATAGAAACATAGGAATGCCATATGCCTATTCTGAAGCCTTCGTCTGACGTTAACCTATCACCAACCAGTAACCTAAGTGAGCTAACCACCACTAACTTACTGCAACCTACATCATTTAAAATGGTGATCAATAGGAAGATGTTTCCTAACCTAGAATTCTTTTGCCAATCGTTTACCCATCCAGATGTGTCTGTACCAGCTGCAGAGATGGCGTATAGACGCATTGCATCAGTACCATTTGCTGGTGATAAGTTCACATTCGGAGAACTTTCTTGCACAATCATTCTTGATGAAGAAATGAACTCATACAGAGAAATGTTGAACTGGCTAGAAAGAACTATCGAAGTAAATCAAGTTACTCCGGTGAATGCTAACAAGACTCCGAACTATAACGAATCACCTCCTACCTACTCTGATATCACTCTTTCCATTCTATCAAGTAAGAATAACGTGGTAAGAGAGATTCGATATATAGACTGTATGCCAACTGGTCTTGGCAGTATTAACTTTGAGGCAATGGCTGGTGGAGACCAATTCATTACCTATCCAGTAACATTCCGCTATACCTATTTCGAAATTCGTTAACTGACGAAGGATATATTATGATTGACTTGAACCAGATTCTGGACATGTGGGCAACTGACTGTCAGATTGATAACTCTAAGCTTGATAAGAGCTCAAGAGACACACCTATCCTCCATGCAAAATATCTAAGACTTCTATCTGAGGCAAAACTTAGATTGAAAAGTTGTGAGCGTAGCCAAAAAGTTCTGCTGAAGGATAAGTGGCTATACTACAATGGTAAGATGGACGAAGAACAAATCTCTCTAAAAGGTTGGAAGTACGATCCATTCGATGGACTCAAGATTCTGAAGGGTGAAATGGATTATTATTATGATTCAGATCCAGAGATTCAGCAGTCTGAAGAAAAGATTGAATACTGGAAAACGGTTATCAGTACTCTAACAGAGATTGTAGAGAACTTGAAATGGCGTCACCAAAACATTTCGAACATCATTCGTTGGAAGCAGTTTGAAGCTGGTGGTTAATGTTATACATTGAAGACATATGTGATCCAGTACCTAAATTCCTAAAAGATCATAACTTTATTATACCTAAAATAGGTTTGTATAAAGATGAAAACTTAGAAATAGTTTTTCAGAAAATTCAGAATAGGCCTGAATTTACATTGTATGTGAATAGCAAGAAGCGCGATCGAAATAGGGTAATGTGGTATCACCCAAATCATTGTATGGGGTATTACTATTTTTCTGAATACGATTTAGCATACGGTAATGTACTCGTAACCGGTTTAGGTATGAATATGCTACCGAATTGGATAGCTACGAAACCTGAAGTTACTAAAATAACAGTAATAGAAAATAACGAATACCTAATCGATTATATAAAAGAGTATGGGTATATTGACGATAAGATAGAAATAATCCATTCTGATGCGAATTCTTATCTAGGAAGCTGTGACATATATTTTTGCGATCATAACTTTGGAGAAAGTTATTCATACGATGAAAAGAATATAGATTTTATTAATAATCTGTTAAATAACATAGATTGTAATATGGTATGGAATCAAAGAATCCTAAGTATATCTAATTACAATTATTATTCTTATGTAAACCTAAGAAAGTTATCACCCAAATTACCCGATATAAATAAAGAGAAATTTGAATTATATAAAAGATCGCATCTTGGATATTATTAAAGTAAAACTAAAAGATTATAGCATGCTTACAATTGCATGCGATAGAAGTATTTCAAACGAACTAAGCGATTACTTCTCCTTCTTTGTTCCAGGTTATAAGTTCATGCCTGCTTTTAAAGCAAGGGTGTGGGACGGTAAGATTCGGTTGTTCAACCAACTTACTGGGGAATTGAACTCTGGGCTTTACATCTACCTAATTAAATTCTGTGAAGAGCGTGGTTACCAATTAGATACAGAAGAAAGCGATTACGGCTTTCCATTCATGCTCGATAAGATTAATCCCGATCTATTAAAAGAATTCTACGGACATCTAAAACTTCCATTTGATCCAAGAGAGTATCAACACGATGCTGTGTCTGTGGCTCTGCAACGTAAAAGAGCTATTCTGGTATCACCTACCGGTTCAGGTAAGTCTTTTATCATGTATCTTCTCATGCGTCATATCATGGGCACAGATAAAGGTAAGATACTGATCATTGTTCCTAC